GGATTGGTTTTATTTATCAGGAAACCCAAATGCTATTCCTATCTTAGAAAAAAATTTGGATAAAGTGAATTGGATTGGTTTATCTTGTAATCCAAACACACTACATTTATTATTTCGGTTTGATTATGATGAAATGAAGAAGAATATTGAACCTTTTTCAAAAGAATTAACTGAATATGTGTTTCATCCAATAAGATTAGAGAGACTTGCCAATAAGTTTCAACTGGATTTTGACGAGTATATTGAACTACTTTAATTTATTCATTTATTCATTTAAAAAAAAATTGTTATTTTTTGTTTTAATTTATTAATAGCAAAAACATATACAAGAATGAGTTTTAAACCAAGTTATATTCCTAAAGTAACAATTACAGAAAATATGTGGGAGAATTTATCAAGCAATCCAAATGCTATTCCTATCTTAGAAAAACATTTGGATAAAGTTTGTTGGTGGGTGTTATCTTGGAATCCAAATGCTATTCCTATTTTAGAAAAACATTTGGATAAAGTTTGTTGGACTCATTTGTCTTGGAATCCAAATGCTATTCATCTTTTAGAAAAACATTTGGATAAAATTAATTGGAGAATTTTATCTTCCAATCCAAATGCTATTCCTATATTAGAAAAACATTTGGATAAAGTGAATTGGCAACATTTATCTGAAAATCCAAATGCTATCCACCTTTTGGAAAAAAATTTGGATAAAGTTGATTGGTATAATTTATCTTGCAATCCAAATGCTATTCATCTTTTGGAAAAAAATTTGGATAAAGTTTTTTGGAGGTGTTTATCTTCCAATCCAAATGCTATTCCTATATTGGAAAAAAATTTGGATAAAGTTTATTGGGAGAATTTATCTGGTAATCCAAATGCTATTCCTATATTAGAAAAACATTTGGATAAAATCGATTGGATTCGTTTATCTGATAATCCAAATGCTATTCCTATCTTAGAAAAACATTTGGATAAAACTAATTGGGTAGTGTTACCTAGTAATCCAAACGCATTGCATTTATTATTTCAACTAGATTATGATGAAATGAAGAAGAGTATTGAACCTTTTTCAAAAGAATTAACTGAATATGTGTTTCATCCAATAAGATTAGAGAGACTTGCAAATAAATTTCAACTGGATTTTGACGAGTATATTGAACTACTTTAATTTATTTATTTATTCATTTATTCATTTATTCATTTATTAATTATGAATTTAAAAAAAAATTGTTATTTTTTGTTTTAATTTATTAATAGCAAAAACATATACAAGAATGAGTTTTAAACCAAGTTATATTCCTAAAAGAATAATTAAGGAAAATATGTGGTATTGTTTATCTTATAATCCAAATGCTATTCACCTTTTGGAAAAACATTTGGATAAAGTTGATTGGACCAGGTTATCTTCTAATCCAAATGCTATTTCTATTTTAGAAAAACATTTGGATAGGGTTGATTGGTATTGGTTATCCAAAAATCCAAATGCTATTTCTATTTTAGAAAAACATTTGGATAAAGTTGATTGGTATAGTTTATATTTCAACCCAAATGCTATTCGTCTTTTGGAAAAGCATTTGGATAAAGTTTATTGGAGTTGTTTATCTTGGAATCCAAATGCTATTCATCTTTTAGAGGAAAAACATTTAAATAAAGTGAATTGGGACCAGTTATCTCGTAATCCAAATGCTATTCGTTTTTTGGAAAAACATTTAGATAAAGTGAGTTGGTATTGGTTATCTACCAATCCAAATGCTATTCCTATTTTAGAAAAACATTTAGATAAAGTTGAGTGGTATAGTTTATCTCAAAATCCAAATGCTATTCCTATATTAGAAAAACATTTGGATAAAGTTGATTGGTATTATTTATCTAAAAATCCAAATGCTATTTCTATCTTAGAAAAACATTTAGATAAAGTGATGTGGGATGCATTATCAGCCAATCCAAGTGCTATTCATCTTTTAGAAAAACATTTGGATAAAGTGTGTTGGCATAGTTTATCCGAAAACCCAAATGCTATTTCTATCTTAGAAAAACATTTGAATAAGGTGAATTGGAATAAATTATCTCAAAATCCAAATGCACTACATTTATTGTTTCAACTGGATTATGATGAAATGAAGAAGAATATTGAGCCTTTTTCCAAAGAATTGACCGAATATGTATTTCACCCACTACGATTAGAGAGATTTGCTAATAAGTTCCAACTGGATTTTGACGAGTATATTGAACTACTTTAATTATGTTATTTTATCCATTTATTAATTATGAATTAAAAAAAAAATTGTTATTTTTTGTTTCAATTTATCAACATCAAAAACATATACAAGAATGAGTTATTTTAAACCAAGTTATATTCCTAAAAGAATAATTAAGGAACATATGTGGTATTGTTTATCTAAAAATCCAAGTGCTATTCCTATCTTAGAAAAATATTTGGATAAAGTTGATTGGACCAGGTTATCTTCTAATCCAAATGCTATTTATATTTTAGAGAAACATTTGGATAGAGTTGATTGGTATTGGTTATCTGAAAATCCAAATGCTATTCATATTTTAAAAAAACATTTGGATAAAGTTGATTGGGTCCAGTTATCTCGTAATCCAAATGCTATTTTTATCTTAGAAAAACATTTGGATAAAGTTAATTGGGATAATTTGTCTCGTAATCCAAATGCTATTTCTATTTTAGAAAAACATTTGGATAAAGTTGATTGGTATTGGTTATCCGAAAATCCAAATGCTATTCCTATTTTAGAAAAACATTTAGATAAAGTTGTTTGGGACCAGTTATCTTGTAATCCAAATGCTATTCCTATATTAGAAAAACATTTGGATAAAGTTGATTGGTATTATTTATCTTCCAATCCAAATGCTATTTCTATCTTAGAAAAACATTTGGATAAAGTGATGTGGGGTGCATTATCAGCCAATCCAAATGCTATTTCTATCTTAGAAAAACATTTGGATAAAGTGTCTTGGCATAGTTTATCTCAAAATCCAAATGCTATTCATATATTAGAAAAACATTTGAATAAGGTGAATTGGTATAAATTATCTTATAATCCAAATGCGTTACATTTATTATTTCAACTGGATTATGATGAAATGAAGAAGAATATTGAGCCTTTTTCCAAAGAATTAACCGAATATGTATTTCACCCACTACGATTAGAGAGACTTGCAAATAAATTTCAACTAGATTTTGACGAGTATATTGAACTACTTTAATTATATTGTTTGATTTATCCATTTATTCATTTATTCATTATCCATTTAAAAAAAAATTGTTATTTTTTGTTTCAATTTATCAACACCAAAAACATATACAAGAATGAGTTCTTTTAAACCGAGTTATATTCCTAAAGAAACAATTACAGAACATATGTGGTGCAATTTATCTTTAAATCCAAGTGCTATTCCTATATTAGAAAAACATTTGGATAAAGTTAATTGGACCAGGTTATCTTCTAATCCAAATGCTATTTATATTTTAGAGAAACATTTGGATAGAGTTGATTGGTATTGGTTATCTGAAAATCCAAATGCTATTCATATTTTAAAAAAACATTTGGATAAAGTTGATTGGGATATGTTATCTCGTAATCCAAATGCTATTCCTATTTTAGAAAAATATTTGGATAAAGTGAATTGGACTTGGTTATCCTGGAATCCAAATGCTATTCCTATCTTAGAAAAACATTTGGATAAAGTTGATTGGTATTATTTATCTGGAAATTTAAATGCTATTCCTATTTTTGAAAAACATTTAGATAAAGTTGATAATTGGTATTGTTTATCTGGAAATCCAAATGCTATTTCTATCTTAGAAAAACATTTGGATAAGGTGAACTGGGATGCATTATCCCATAATCCAAATGCTATTCCTATCTTAGAAAAACATTTGGATAAAGTGTGTTGGCATAGTTTATCTCAAAATCCAAATGCGATTCCTATCTTAGAAAAACATTTGGATAAAGTGAATTGGGTCACATTGTCTTATAATCCAAACGCGATACATTTATTGTTTCAACTGGATTATGATGAAATGAAGAAGAATATTGAACCTTTTTCCAAAGAATTGACCGAATATGTATTTCATCCAATAAGATTAGAGAGACTTGCGAACAAGTTCCAACTGGATTTTGATGAGTATATTGAACTACTTTAATTATATTATTTGATTCATTATGAATTTAAAAAAAAATTGTTATTTTTTTTTTCAATTTATCAGCATCAAAAACATATACAAGAATGAGTTCTTTTAAACCAAGTTATACTCCTAAAGTAACAATTACAGAAGGTATGTGGGTGAATTTATCTTATAATGAAAATGCTATTCCTATATTAGAAAAACATTTAGATAAAGTTGATTGGCATAGTTTATCTCGCAATCCAAATGCTATTCCTATATTAGAAAAACATTTGGATAAAGCGAATTGGGGTTGGTTATCTTCCAATCCAAATGCTATTCCTATTTTGGAAAAACATTTGGATAAAGTTTGTTGGTATAATTTATCTTTTAACACAAATGCTATTTCTATCTTAGAAAAACATTTAGATAAAGTTCATTGGGATAAGTTGTCTCGTAATTCAAATGCTATTTCTATATTAGAAAAACATTTAGATAAAGTTGATTGGTTTTGGTTATCTCAAAATCCAAATGCTATTCCTATATTAGAAAAACATTTGGATAAAATCAATTGGCATGGTTTATCTTATAATCGAAATGCCATTCCTATATTAGAGCAACATTTTGATAAAATCGATTGGTATTGGTTATCTTATAATTCAAATGCTATTTCTATCTTAGAAAAACATTTAGATAAGGTGAACTGGGATGCATTATCCGGAAATCCAAATGCTATTCCTATTCTTGAAAAACATTTGGATAAAGTTAATTGGAATTTGTTATCTTGGAATTCAAACGCACTACATTTATTATTTCAACTAGATTATGATGAAATGAAGAAGAATATTGAGCCTTTTTCCAAAGAATTAACCGAATATGTATTTCATCCAATAAGATTAGAGAGACTTGCAAACAAGTTCCAACTGGATTTTGATGAGTATATTGAACTACTTTAATGTCACAAAAGTTTAAAAAATAAAAAAGTAGTCACACAATTGGGTCCAAAGAATTATATATTTTTAGTTTAATTGAAATCAAGTCAAATATAAAAAAATTGAAATGCTTTTTTGTTTTTTTATTTACTCTATTAATACTATTTTAACTTTCTTTGAAAAAACATGGCAATATTTCTCTCTAAACAAACAATTACGGAAAATATGTGGAGCGAGTTATCTTGTAATCCAAATGCTATTCCTATTTTAGAACAGCATTTGAATAACGTGTATTGGGATAGTTTATCTCGCAATCCAAATGCTATTCATATTTTAAAACAGCATTTGGATATGGTTGATTGGGAATTATTGTCTGAAAATGTTGGCGCTATTTCTATTTTAGAACAGCATTTGGATATGGTTAACTGGGAAATGTTATCTGGTAACCCTAGTGCGGTACACATTTTAGAGCAACATTTAGATAAGGTTGATTGGGAAATGTTATCCCTGAATCCAGGCGCTATTTCTATATTAGAGAAGCATTTAGATAAGGTTTACTGGGAGAATTTGTCTCGCAATCCAGGTGCTATTCCTATCTTAGAGAAGCATTTGGATAAAGTTGATTGGTACCAGTTGTCATCTAATCCAAATGCGGTTCATATTTTAGCACAACATTTGGATAAAGTACGCTGGTTTTGGTTATCTCAAAATCCAAGTGCTATTCACATTTTGGAAGAGCATTTGGATAGGGTTAATTGGCATATGTTATCTCAAAATCCAAATGCAATTTCTATTTTGGAAAAACATTTGGATAAAGTTTTCTGGACGAGTTTGTCGAAAAATCCAAGCGCTGTCTATATTTTGGAAAAAACAGAAAATCTTTATAAGATCGAGTGGGAAAGATTTTCCAGCAATCCAAATGCGGTCCATCTTTTAGAGCAACATTTAGATAAAGTTGATTGGATGTCGATTTCGTCTAACCCAAACGCACTACATTTGTTGTTTCAATTGGATTATATAACGATGAAAGATTGCGCAAAAAACTTTTCCAGGGAAATAACGGAATATGTGTTTCATCCGCTACGATTAGAGAGATTTGCCGAGAAGTTTCAGATGGAGTTTGAAGAATATATTGAACTACTTTAGAATAGGATAGGATAGAATAGGATAGGATAAAGTTAAAAAAGGCTGTAATAATTAATTCTATTTTTTTTTATTAATAAAAGTGGTTGAAATAATTTGTATGCATACATACATAAAAATTTAATACTTTTTTATTTATAAAAAAAAATTGAAATGGATTTAAACTAAAGATATATAAACAAAACAATACAAATGCCAGTTATTACCAGAAATCAAAGCAAGTCTTTTCAGCAAAAGTCAAAAAACGTATCTTTCCAACAAGGTCCAAGAAATACATCTCAAGTAAAAAGCAACCTTGCAGACGAAATAACGATGAGTTATTATGCGTACGAAACAATGAAATGTGATTTTGTTCATGAAATAAAAGCATTATTGAATTTGTGTGATAGTACAATTGAGCGCAACAATAAAATAATTGCTTGCACCAAAATTTATAAAATTATAAACGACAAATTGCCAAAGTTAGTCAAAGATGGTTCAATAGAAACATGGATAAAGTTTGTGGCAACTATATTTAATAAATCGACCGAATTTATACATACCTTTAGAGATGGAGATATTCATTTTAATAGAACGAATAAAGAGATAGTCAAAATGTTGCTTGACGAAATTTATAAAACAAGAAACTTTGCCACAGAGTTGATTAAAAATTATGACACCCGTTCGAGTTTGACGCATCGGTATATAATTAAAGCCAAGAACGATATAACAAAATTAGAAACACAACGACCAAAAAGAGTCATTTTTGCGAGTATTTAACACACACCATATCACCTTCACCTATGTCTAATATCGCCTTTTATATTACTTTTACATATATTTATATATATCACCTTCACCTATGTCTAATATCGCCTTTTATATTACTTTTACATATATTTATATATATCACCTTCACCCACATCAAATTTTGGTATAATTTCATATTTTTTTTTATGCAATTAAATATATGGATGAAACAATAATTATAGATTCAATAAATAAATTGTTTACTTTGACAACAAACAATTATATATTTATTTATACCCCACCAAAAGTTGGGTCAACAACATTGGTAACATCTTTAAGAGTATCTCTTGGTAAAAGTTATAATATAATTCATATACACGATGAAATTATGTTGAACGTGTTGACTGGAATAAATGGTGTTAAAATTAATGATATTATTAATGTTCTTTCGAATCAGGGTAAAAATGTGTATGTAATTGATGTTTATAGAAGTCCAATTGAGAGAAAAATATCTGAATTCTTTGAAAAATTATCACCCTATCATTTCAATAACAATCCAGAAAATATTGCCAAGTATTCCATTAAACGAATTAGTGATAGATTCAATAAAGTATTTCCTCATATTGAAAATGAAGAACATTATTTTAATAAATATGACATTTCTGACCCCATTGCATTTGATTTTGACAAAAAATATAGTTTGCAAATAAAAAATAATATAAAATATCTAAAACTTCGGTTATGTGATGTTGAATTATGGGACAAAATTCTTTCAGCTATATTTGAAGCAGACATTGTAATAATACATGATTATAAAACAGAAGATAAAGGGATTGGGGCTTTATATAATACATTTAAGGCTGAATATAAAATTCCGTCAAATTATATCGACATTATTAAAAGTAACAAATATTTCAATTTTTACTATAATGAAACCGAGAGAACCAATTATTTAAATATGTGGAATGAAAAAATAGGTGAAGAATTTACATGCTATTATACGGAACCTGAATTTAAATTTTATATGAATTTATGTTTAGAAAATCAACATATTGATGATATAGATAAAGACCATTATATTGATAATGGTTGTTTTTGTAAATTATGTTCAATTAAACGAAGAGACATATTTTTTAAGGCTAAAGCTGGAGAGAAAAAGTTTGATAAAATTATTCACTCAGAAATTGTTGAAGATTTTAATAAAATAAATAAAATTAACAAAATAAATAAAATTAATAAAATTAATAAAAAAATTAAAGAAATAATTCAAACAAAAATGGCAAATAATAAATTCAGACCAAACCAATTTTCTATAAATATGCCTAAATAATAAATAATTATAATTGAGTATATTTACTACATCCTGCCGCATGTCTTAACGTGTATTTTGAGCTTGATTTCCAATCAAATCCAGATGTTTTTTCTGACATGACATACATATCGCCGTGTTCTAATTTATATACTGTGAGAATATCACTAATTTTTTCGTTTTTATGAAACCAAGCAAAACATAAAGGCAGTATTGCTCCTAATCTTAACCCAACTACTTTCTTTCTCTCGGAATCTCCATGAAATCCTATTCCACATTTGTTAATATCATAATAATAATTTCCTTCCACCTGTAAATCGTTACCTTTTTCACCAATAATTTCTCTGAGTTTACATTTAATCCGATGTAATAATGGAACTTCATCAAAGGCATAAACGGTCCCATTTCCTTTTTCATAATTTGGGGTCTGGTGTTTTTCAGAAAAACATAAATTATGCCGTGCTTTTTTATTCACAACTCTACCATACATAAATGCTTTTGTATCTTTTTCTAATGCGTCTTGTTCCATAAATAAGGCATCGCTACCGGTTTCATCCTCTAATAATACATTTACAGCATTTTTTATTATTAATATATATGCACTATTGTCTACCTCTATATTTTCATCTAATAACCAATTTAAATTTATAATTTTACATTTACATTCTCTTTCTTCAAACCAAGCCTTTATTTGTTTCAAGTCGTTTAATGTAAACCCAACATCAGAGAGATTTCCTATTTGCTGCATACCTTTATGATTTTCGGCAACATCCCCAAAGGTCAGCGTAAAAGTTTTCAAATTATTCATTTTTATACTGAATAAAAAAACATAAACTTTTTATTCAATTTTTTTATTTATAAAAACCTTAATTATTCCGCTTTTTGAATAAATTCAAACATTTTAGTTCTAAAATATATACATTCTTCTTCCGTCAAAATGACATAGCTAGGACCATAAGCTGGTTTTTTCGGAAAAGTAAAAGCAAGTTTTTTATGATTTGGTAATGCACAAAAACTACTAAATTCACTGCGTTGTTGATAAGCCCAGCCACCTTTTTGAAAGGTAATTTCACCTGTTGAATATAAATGATAAATTATATTTACATTTGGAGGGTCTTTTTCACGTAAAAGACCAGTTGGAAAGGTCTCATAATGTTTATTATGTGCTTCAATAATTAAATGTTCTAACTCGGACATTATTTTATATTAAATAAGTATTATAATTATAATCTAAATTATACTAATTATTTTATTTCAATTTTATTTTTATTTTTAATGACGTCTACGACGACTTCTTCTGACTTTTCGAGATTTTCTACTTTTTTTCTTATGTACGCGTCTTTTACGAGTTCCGCCAACAATATTTGGACCGGCTTCACCTCTTTCTGCATCATCTAAAGCATCATATTCGCTACTTGATGCAGGTGTTTCTGAACCAGGTGATAAATTAGACGAATCAGAAGATTTAATGCCTGCTTCTTCAATGTCACCGCGCTGATTTTCTATATCTGGAATATCATTCGGAATATCATCCGGGTCTCCACCCTTCTTTCCTTTACGCATATTTTTGCAAATAGGACATTTACAATTCGGTTTATGTCCATTTCCTCTTTTTTTGCGCCCACCAATTTTAGTATCATTATTTGGAGAACTACTGTCATTATTTGGAGAACTACTGTCATTATTTGGAGAACTACTGTCATCATCTGAAGAACTACTGTCATCATCTGAAGAACTACTGTCATCGTCTGAAGAACTACTGTCATCTGGTCCACCCCCTCTTTTTTTGGATTTGGAATGACTCATATTTTTACAAATAGGACATTTGCAATTTTTTCGGTGACCATTTTTCTTCCTTGACCCACCCATCATTTTCTCTTTTTCTTTGTCAAGTTCTACCTGATATCCACCACGCTTTGCTTTGTTTTTCATATTTTCGCAAATGTGACACGCGCAATTGGATTTATGTCCATTTTTTCGCTTGCCACCAAAAAGTTTCAAAACATTGATATCTTTATTCATTATATAATTACATAATAAATAAATTTTTAAAATCAAAAAAACAACAATTTTTATACTAAACTATTTACTTTGACGCTTTAGAAGTTTGTCTCTTTTTTTGCGTAACATCACCCACGACCTTTTCTTTTTTACCAACAAGCGTCCACTCCTTTTTGTTTTCATCTCTAGGATTTTCATGCGATACCATTGCTACACTTTTTTGCCTTGGCAATTTAACCTCTACCTGTTCAGGTTGCTTGGTTGTCTTGTATTCATTTCTAGAGTTCTTCAATTCATTTCTGGTCTCACACATTATTTTTCCTCCATGAATACCAGAAATTCGTGATGCTTGCCATTCGTGTTTTTCCGACTCAACTCTAATTAGATCAAACTCAATATATTCTCCTTGAACTAAATACTTGTATTGCTGTGAATCAACATTAATAGCGCTATGATGAACAAATACATCCGTTTCAGAACTATTGCTATCGGTATAAGTCACAAACCCATACCCAGCCTTATTATTAAACCACTTTACACATCCAATGAAACGCTGAGAAGATGACATTCTATTATACTATCTAATGAAACAATATCTTTATATCTTTTTAACCAATTATTATTTTATCCCTTGTGTAATATAATAAATATGAGAAATAATAAATCTTTCTAAATCTTCTTTTTTAGTTATATCAATATCACTCCTATTATCTGAAAAATCCAACAATTCTATATTATTTACAGACACATATTCAAAAATTGGAATCAAATTTATATTTTCTGGCTCTACAACAGTAGCTAAATCAACATTATGTTCTTTAGCCATATATCTCGCATAATTATAAATGGTTAATCCAATCATTTTTAGTTTTTTATCGTGTTGTTGCTCGGCTTTTTTATTTACCATTTTGAATACATTGAATACAGATGAAATATAGTCATTCATTTTGTCGTATTGGTTCGGCATTTAAATAATCATATGATATGTTTTTAATTATTTTAACTTAATTATAATATTTCAATTTCTTTCTTAAAATTTTCAATTATTACATTATAATTTGGGGTTTCTTCATATTCAAGTATTCGCGAATATTTCAATAAATCAAGTAAAATAGACGGATATGTTTTATTATATATCATATCACGCTTGAGAGAAATTATTTCTTCTTCAATTAAAATAGTAGTCCATGGTAAAATTCCGGTATAAAAATAAAGTAACATATAAGCTAAAGATTCTAAATCATCTCTTCTACTAAGTTCATAATGTTTATGCGATGTTATGCTTGCGTAATTTTTGCTTCCTATCATATTATGCATTTTTTTAACCTTGTTATGTTCTCCGTTTTCAATATATGTTTTACAAAATCCAAAATCTATGAGATATATTTTATTAATATCGTGTAAACCAAACAGAAAATTAGCCGGTTTTATATCTCTATGAATCAACCCTTTTTCGTGAATTGATTTTAGAATATCAATTATTTTTATTCCAATTTTTAATGTAAGCATTAACGTAAATTTTTTATTTTTACTTTTATTCAGTAAATTTTGTAATGATGAGCCTAATAAATTAATAACCATATAATAATTAACATCATCTTTACCAAACCATTTTACACAAGGAACATATTCAGATTTATTTAAATAGTGATATATTTTTGATTCATTTTTTAAAAGCTTAATATTATCGTCAATCTTTTCTATTTTTATTGCAACAAATTCTTCTGTTCTTACATTTTGCGCTTTATAAACCGAACCAAAAGACCCTGAACCAATTTTATCAAATATTTTATATTTATTATTAATCAATTTCATTGATAAGTATTTACGCAAAAAGTATTTAAATTGTAAAGTATTTGAATTGATATAAAAAAGGTAAAAATATAAATTTAATAAAAAATGACAACATATTTTCATGGATTAAACATATAATGACTGATTTGTTACTACATATTTCAATGTTATATGAGGTATTTCTTTTAATTTGCTTAAAAATTTTATATTTCCGGTTATTTCGGCAATTTTTTCAAATTCACTAGAAATATTATTAATTTTTAAAAGCGCCTTTACAAATTCGCCCAAAAATATTCCCTTTTTTGAACCCAGTTCTTGTAAAAGAAATTTACAATCTTCTATATCTTGACAATCGCACCATTTTTCAACATAAGTTAATAAATCATATTGAATATTATAATCAAACCCAGTCTTTATATTATTGGACGTTTCTTTATCATAATAATCATCGTATAGCTGACCCACCTTTTGAACGATTTTATTTACACACCCATCTTCTGATTTTGGACCTATATCTTTAATATCTTCAATAACACGAATATTAGTAAAACAACTAAATAATGCGACCAATTGTTTAGAAGATAATTCGTCTAACTGATTTTCATTATATAATTTCGCAAAAACAAGACAATGAACCTCCCTAATTTGAGAAGCGATTTTACCATAAAGGGTTAATGTTAATAATTTTTCGTCTGATTCAATAAAATCACCTTCCTTTAATATCTCAAGAACAGAAGATACATCTGATTGAATATAAGAATGTAATTTATCAAAAGTATCTTTTAACCAATTTATTTCTTTTTCCTTTTCAGTAATTTTCAAATAACTTTTTAAATCTTCATGAGCAAATTTATAAGAATCATTTATATAATTTATTTTTCTCTCTATTTCTTTACGTTTTTTATTCACGGAAATATGTATATTTTGTTTTAGTTCAATTAATTCTTGGACGATTTCTAGCGGTGTTCTCATGTGTACAACAGAATTGTTGATATTGTTTAATTCAACCTGAAGAATAGATAGTTGGTTTTTTAATTCTTCCATTTGTTTATCAATATCGCCAGTAATCATACTTTTACTCGCAAACTGAACTAAATTTATATCACCAATATCAAGCAAATTTAATAAAAGATTATATGAAACCTTAAATTTAGATATTAGTGTTTGTGGCTTACCATTCATCATTGTTTTATAAGTAATAAAGTCAACATTTCGGAACAAATTATTGAGGTGAATTACATGTCCGACCTTGTCTAGACCTAGCCGTCCAGCCCTTCCTGCCGCTTGTGTATATTCATGACTATAAAGCGTACGAATAATTTCTCCGTTAAATTTATTCACATCTGTAAAAATGGTCGTTTTCACTGGAAGATTAATGCCAACGCTCATAGTTTCCGTGCAAAATAATATCTTTATAAATCCTTGCGCAAATAACATTTCAGTCATTTCTCTCAAAATGGGCATTAATCCAGCGTGGTGAATTCCAACCCCTTTTCTAAGAAGTTTAAGAATGGTAACATATTCAGGTAAGTGTAAATATTCTTCATAATTGGGAAGCTTACGAATAATTTGTTCGCATTCCCTATCAATCGTATAGGGAACTTTGCTATCAAATTCAAGAAGATTGGTTGTCATTTCTTCGGCGCAAATTTCAAGTTGCTTACGCGAAAAAACATAACAAAGCGCCGGCAACATTTCATTTTCAACCAAATGTTCGGCTAATTTATTTAATACAAAAGGTCGTTTCACTCGAATATCATTTTTCTCAAATAATTTCAACATTTTCGTCATATTTTGATAATGAATATCATTAAACACATTTTTTTCGTCTTGAATGATAAAGGGTTTGTTAGTGAGACGTTTAATTTCTGCTTGAATTGTCTTATCTTTTATCCATTTATTTATTGAGTTTGGAACAGAAATAAAACTATAATGAATGAGAGGAACAGCTCTAACTTGTTTGCGAGTCAAATAAACTTCCTTTTCAATTGGTTTGCTACTATCTCCTTTCGTTTCGAGCCAAAAAGCAAATTTTTCAGGATTATCTAATGTTGCGGATAATCCAATCATTTGAATATGGGATGGTAATAACATAATACATTGTTCCCATACACGACCCCTATGTTCGTCATTTATCATATGAATTTCATCAAATATTACACACCCAAGTTCTTTTTCAATATCCATATCAAATGAAATGGATGATGTCGAAGAACTTTTAATTTGATATAACTTATTCATAAGAATTTCCGTGGTCATTATCAAAACATCTGCGTCAGGATTCGTCTTTATATCGCCAGTAATTAATCCAACCGATATATTTGGATATTTGCGTGTAAAATTATAAAACTTTTCGTTGCTTAGAGCTTTAATAGGGCTTGTATAAATAGTTTTCTTGCCTTTTTGATGAAAATGTTGAAGAGCAAATTCTCCAGGCAAGGTTTTTCCTGACCCAGTTGGCGCACACACTAATACATGATTTCCGTCAACAATCGCTTTTATCGACCATTTTTGAAAATCGTGAAGTTCATATGAATATTGATTAAAATAATTATCATAGGATGTATCGGTTGATTTTGGATAATTATACGAACAGATTTTTACCATAACTATTGTGTATATAATATAACTAGCTCGCTTTATATAGTTTTAATTTATTTCTTACACCATGTTTCATTTAGGGTTTACCATTTTAGTTCTAACCTAATATATTTACGTGATTTACTTATTGTTTTATATATAAAATAACTTAAAGCAATATATATTAGTTTATGTACTATGACTTTAACACCAGAACATTTTTATTTATTTAATGCGATTAAAATGTGGATAGAAGCAATGTTTCGTTTATGTGATGAAGATTGGGATTCCCAAGCATTTCATTATTTGCGTGTTTCAGAGGCAGCAACTTTTAGTAGTAATGCTACTATGGAATTTGATATGGATAAAGTTATTGATGATTTTCATGATTATTTTTTCATGAAACAACATATTTGTCATATAAATGAATTAGATAAATTGGATAATAATTATGGATTAGGAGAACATAAATTTCCATTATATGATATGTTACAAAAAATTGATAAGACCGCAAAATATCCTATCTTTTGTGACATAACTTTATATGTGTTTCACTTAATGTTTAATCCTGATATACAAGAAACTTTAAAATTAAAATTATTTGAAGATGAGGAAAAAATAAGTCAATTATTCGATTATACAAATTTGTTCCTTAAATTAGCCATGTTTCATTTAGTTTTTTTTAAAATAAAATTGAATGAAAATATTAAGTTTTACATAAAAATCATTCAACAAACTATTCAAAATGATGTATCAACCATCCGGATTCACTGATTCAAGCAATATTGTAATTATAAACCGCGTACCATATTTTAGATATACTGGGTTATCATATAAAGACAAATTAAAGAATGGTTTGTCGTTAGAGTTTGTTTTTCAACAAGAGGACAATTCAATGATGGTATTAGATAATGATGAGAAAGTTCAATTAGACGAAATAAAAGAGAAGGTTAGATTGGAGGAGTTTGATGATTATGAAGACAATTCAGGTTTTTATGAGCAAAAAGAGAACAAAGTTTTGCCGATTTCAAGAAAAGGCAAAAATGTAGTATGTAAAACAAATCGAGACACGTTTTTCAAAAAAAAAACAACCAAACAAAATGGTTATTCAGATAAATTGTTTGTTATTGACCAACATTTAGGACCAATTATTAATTTAAAGAATTGTTGTGAGATGTGTTGTTTTGAAGTTTGTTGTTGCGATTGTCGCATTGACAAAGATGAATATGAATATGAAGATGAAGATGAAGATGACTATTTATGGTCAGGAGCACGCACATACACATATGAATGTATATGGGATGAATGGTAAAAGCGTAATATGTCGTCATCTTAGAAGACATTTATTATGTTAATACTTTGGTTAGGCTTATATCATTTAGGCAATAATATATGTGAATTTAATGTTTTACAATTTATATACAAACAACAATTAATAAGAGTAAGACTTTTTTTAGTAAATTTGTACTAAATATAATAAATATTATAATTATTATTATATTTATTATATTTATTATATTTATTATAATGAGACTAGCAACTATCAGTAGTATTTATTATACAATACCAAAAAATGGTTTATATTATATGAAAGGTAATGGTACAACTAGTTTTGCAACAATAAGTTCAGGATTTGCTCTTGGTTCAAATGATTTTACTGTAGAAGTATTTTATTATTATACTTATACCGGTGCAGAACAAGGAATTGCGGCGACTAATACACAAGGAGGTGGTAATGGGTTTAATTTGTCTATCGATTCAACTAATCACTTATTCCTTGGTTGCTCTGGGTTTGGTAGAGTTACATCTACAACTACTTTGGCTAGCAATACTTGGTATCATCTAGCAGCTACACGAACTGGTTCAACTGGAGGAATAAAGCTATATATTAATGGCACTAATTTAGGTTCAGGAACTATTGCATTTTCGGCAACTAATGGAATTTGTGTAATTGGTAAAAATACAACCAATGTAAACAATCCAAGTGCTACTTTTATGAATGGGTATTTATATCAATTAAGAATAACATCAAGTCTTGTTTATACTGGTAATTTTACTAGTCCAGTTACAGCATTAACAAATATTCCAAATTGTATATTATTAGCTCAAGTTAATTCAACAGGAACAGCTATTATTGATAATAGTGTTCCATCAAAAACTATAACTAATTCAGGTTTACTACTTACCAAATTCTCGCCAAATGTTTTTCCATAAACAGTCTCAACACATTACTATATAAAATTGATTGCCTTTTTTTTATATATTTAAATTAAACAAACACAAAATGGGAAGTGGAAATGCCAAATGCGGAAATGAAAATGTTAAATATGAAGATATACTATATGAAAAATTAGACCACCAAAAAAAAACAGATTTATTTAATAAATTTAAAACGATATATGCTGATGATAATATTGATGCGATATACGTTCATCAAGAAATTTTTACAAAATACTATGTTATATATATTACATCATCATCTCCAATTTATTTTGATAGTAAATCAAAAATGATCCAATTTGTATTACAATTAAAGAGACCATTTATTTATGAAAAAATGCTTGGAGAACCAGTATTATGTATTAGATTTGTTTATTTCTAAAAATTGAAATGTTTTTATAAGAATAAACCACCATCAAATTAAATGTCAGAATTTTATTTACAATTAATGGATAAAATGATATTAGCTCCAAAAAATAAATACAGCAACAAAAAATTAAACGCAAAAATAATGTCGTTTAATATAAATAAAGAGAACTTAACAAGAATCATTAAAAATATATTATCAGATTTTTGTGAAGTTCATGTTATATGTTATGAAAAAAAGACAAACAAATATTGGTGTAAAATATACAATGAATGTAAAATATATAAAATGTGTGCACTACATATAGAATTAGAATTTATAAATAAAGATGCCGACATATCATCGGTTAAAATATTGCCTATAATGGGTTCAGATGTTTTGATTGAAAAATTTGTGTCAAATTTTTCGGAATCAATACACTTGTATCAAACGTCTTCTTTCATCAGATCGTGCTTGGAAAGAGACACTTGGTAAGTACTATACTAATAACAAATGTTATCAAAAGGTATTAATAAATTAAAATTTTTTCTACTTTTAAAAACGTGGTTATTCCATATCTCAACAGATTGCATATACATAGCGGCTGAACTATAGTTATATGAAATCGCAGGATTAATTATTTTATCTACTATGCTTATAAAAACGGCAATCGTTAGTGAAGGGTCTATTTCTTTCATTTGTTCCATTATCTCAAGCACTTTATCCTTTTTGTGAGAAGGAAGAGTATTTAGTCTATTTAAAAATATAGTGTTTTCAAAGAATTCGCTCATGTTCGTATTAATTTGCTCTATTAATATATTCTTTACTTTGTTTCAATTTTTTTTTATAAAGTAAAAGTCCGGTTCTTTAAGTTAAAAATTAAATATATTATTTTTCGAATATAAAGAAAAAAACACATATTCTGAAAATGAAAAGTATTTTGATTTTCAAAAAATGGACAAAAATAAATGTCCAAAAATGGAAAACCCAAATACTTTTATGTAAAACGCATCGATTGTGACCATAAAAAAAAATTAGCGTCTCATCCTAAAAAAAAATAAATAAAAATTAAGAGCATAATAAAAAAAATTAAAACTTAAAGATTTTTTCTCAGTAAAATATATGGAAACAAATGGAAACCAAAAGTTGCAAAAAAGTTGCAAAAAATATTGTTGTAATTTATGTAACTATGTTACCAGCAGGAAAAGTAGTTATAGCAAACATCTATTGACATCAAAACACCAAGAAGTTGCATTTGGAAACAAAATGGAAACCAAAAGTTGCAAAAAGTTGCAAAATGAAGAAAAATACTCATGTGAATTTTGTTTTAAAGAATTTTTAAATCGTTCTGGATTATGGAAACATAATACCAAATGTGTTGCCCCCCCTGAAAATAAACCGGAAGTCAATTTTGATAAAGACTTGATGCTTATATTGATAAATCAAAATAAGGAACTTTTAGAAATTGTTAAAAACGGAACTATGAATAATAGCAACAATACAACGAATTCTCATAATAAAGCATTTAATTTAAATTTCTTTTTAAATGAGACCTGCAAAAATGCAATGAATATAACGGACTTTGTCGATTCAATAAAATTACAACTATCAGATTTAATTCAAGTTGGTGAGCTTGGTTATGTAGAGGGTATTTCAAAAATAATCGTAAAAAATTTGAATAATCTGGATGAGAATATTAGACCAATTCATTGTACGGATAAAAAAAGAGAAACCTTTTATGTAAAGGACCAAGACCATTGGGAAAAAGAAGATGAAGATAAAAAGAAAATAAAAAGGGTTATAAAGATTGTTGCGAATAAAAATATAAGAATATTACCAGAATTTCGAGAGAAATATCCGGATTACAATAATTCATCTTTAAAAATATCTGATACCTACGATAAAATGGTAATAGAAGCAATGGTTTCCGATTTAGAAAAAGACGAAAAAATTATTCGAAATATATCAAAAGTTTCTTTAATAAATGATAAATAATAAAATTTTTCCATTTTTTATACCATTCCAAATCATAAAAAATGAATACGTATTTTTTTTTTAAATTTTTCTTCGTCATTAAAAATAAAAAGTTTACATTTTTGATTTGAAAAATTGTCTCTATTTTCTCTCAATGTTATTCTCGAAGATAGTTTTAATTCTGGTAAAAATACAACATATTGATATAGTCCATCATTTTTATATATTTTATCAAATAAATAACCATTATACTCTTTTTCCATAACTTCTGGATTATTGTAACATAAATCAAGTAAAGAACAGTCCAATTGAATTTTTTTTATAGAACGCATAGCTGTATTAATAGTATCAAGTTCATTCAACCATTTGTCATAAAAAACATTTACATTTGCAGATAAATGAATTATATTTAACGCACCTTGTAATTTAATCATATTTAACAAGTCCACCATTCGTCTTATAGGACTAGTAATATGAATATAAGCATCCACATCAAGTAATTCATGCCTTGTATTTACAATGCTAGAACCATCAATATATTGTCCTGAAGAACTATTCCAAATTTTAATAAACTTGCCCACATCTTCAGGTAAGGTATCTGGAACGATAAATTCTCTATTAGTGATTGCGGAACGAAAAATCCCTGTTTTATGTTTAAGCAATTCTGTTGCACAATGATAATTCATTAATATCATAAGATAAGACACCAAGTCGTGACTATTTCGAACATTAGTAATATATTTATATTTTGTTGAAATTTGTTGAACGGTTTCTAAAATAATATGATAATTTTGGTTACCAAGTAAGGTTGCTTCTTCGTATACATAATTAGTTGTCACTTTAATAATTGCGTTACAATACTTAATATCAATAATTTCATTCTCTTTTATAAAAATATCCATCACAAACGCGACGCGTCTTACATTTTCGTGTAAACTACATAAACAATCCGATAAAATTGTTGGCAACATTGGTCTTTTCTTATCTGGTAAATAAATGGTTGATATTCTTTTTGAAAATGAATCCCATAAATTTAATATATCAATCCATATGGTAACATTAGATATATATATACTTAATTGTTTAACACCATTTTTTAATTGAATAATACCGAATCCATCATCATAATCTTGGCAGTGTAAAGGGTCGATTGTTATAATATTCCAAATGGATTGATTTGTTCTATCTTGAATATTGGGGTATTTAATTATAATAGTTTCTATGAATTCTTCGTGGCATTTGTTATTGATGGATTTTATTGTATCTGTTTGAAATTTTTTAATTGGTGTATTTAAACTTTTACAATATAATTGATATTCATAAAAATTTTCAAGAACATTTACTGGACCAATAACATTTTCAAGTTTTGCTATGGGGTGTTTGTCTTTCCACTCTTCAAACTGAATCGTCACATAAATATTTTGAAAAACCTTTGAAAAACTCATATTTTTAATTTCATATGGAACTAAAAAAGGTGGTAATCGAATATCATCAGGAATGCATTTATATAATAATTTTCCAGTTGCTACTTTATTTGTTTTTTTCGCTCTTCCATACGTTTTATTTTTATACAGAATTAAAACTCCTGGTATAGCAGGACCTGATCTAATGGAAGAGTGTAGCAAAGAAATTGTATTATTATTATTATTATTAATTGAAAATATATCATTTGTAAATAATTTATTTTCAATTGGATTCACATTAAATTCAACCTTATTTAATTTATCTGTATCAAACACATCCCATGAGGTATAATTTCGGTCATTTATAAAAATTTTAAATGAATTTGTATTCATGTATTGTTTATTATATATGGAGGGATATCTTTAAATAATATTTTAAATTATAAAAAATTGAAATGATAAATCAAATGATTGAATAACTTAATCAGTGTTAAATATATTGCCATGACAAGAGAAATAAGTTATAGAAATCGTTGTTCGTTTTGCAAGAAGCTCGGACATATGGTTAAGAATTGTGATAGTCAATATATTTGCATTTTTGAGGGAATCTGTATAAATCATATTCGGAGCATGAAGGGTCGTTTTAGAAATTTATCAGAAAGTTATGCGAATTTTAAAAATTTATTGTTAGATAAAACACTTGATAACATTGCCTTAGTAAAGGCATTCGCAATTAGAAAATGTCACGCGACAACGCAATGTGATATATTATCTTGTATATCATTAATTGTGAATCATTTTACCCCTCTTTTAAATGAAATTTTTGAACAAGGACAACAAGAACAACAAGAACAACAAGAACAACAAGAACAACAAGAACAACAAGAAGAACAAGAACAAGAACAAGAACAAGAACAAGAAGAACAACAAGAACAAGAACAAGAACAAGAACAAGAAGAACAATTAATTCAAACAGTAACACCTGTTGGTCTACCTTATGTAAGTAACATACTTTATCGGTATAACACAATAGAAAGGCAACGAGTTCAACGAATAAGACCATTTTACTCATATTTTACACAAGAACCAACTAGTACTAGACAAGAACCAGTGCCACCATTTGATTTAATTCGACAATATTCCTCGACATTAACAGCACCTACTTTTGCTCTTACTCCTCATACTCCTACTCGTATCATTATCCCCCCTTTAAGAATGGATCATCAATCCTGGGAAAGAATACGAGAATTGTTATTTCATCAGCATACAACTGATGTGATATTTCAGCGTTATAATGATAATGCTGGTATTATGCCATTTGGACTTAAAAAATTTAACATTAAAATGAATATATCAGAGGACCAAGATGATTTGGACAAAAAAACCGCATGTAGTATATGTTACGAAGAGCATGAAAAATCACAATTTATAAAATTAAATTGTAATCACGAATTTTGCAAAGGTTGTTTTAAACTATCAATACAAAACGATACCAGACAAATTGCTTGTTGTGCGCTTTGTAGAGGAGAAATAACCCACATTGAAGGAAAATTGCAATTAATTTTCAATGACTTGAATGATTTAATTGAAGGATAAAATAATAAATAAATAAATAAATAAATAAAAAAAATAATAAAATAAAATTTTCAATAATCAAATTATAAAAAATTGTCATCCATGAAAATAAAATATTAAATAATTTATTAATTGTTCATAGGTTGTCCTCAGCCTCCTTTAATCCCAATTTTTTTATTAAAATATGGGATAGAAATAGGTTCGCCTCATCCACCACGCATAGTACGACGATGTTTTGTTCGTCGCCTATGTTTTTTTGGACGTCGTTTTCGTGTCTTATTTAACCAAGAAAAAAACTTTGTAAATTTCATTGTAATATAATAATATATTTTTTATTTTATTATATTTAATTTTATTTTATTACACCTTTGCACATTTAAAATGCCAATTTTATATTAAATGTTTAACTATTATTTACGTTTTAATTTATTATTGCTTGATACGACCAATTCTTCATCAGTAACATATCCTTGTGTATTATTAAGTTCGCTATAATATGCTTCTTGTAAACAATGTCCACAATTATAATTAATAGTATTTTTCCATTTTTTTTCTAAAAATTCACGCATTTTATTAAAGTTAATACTATCAACATTATTTTTAATTTGTTTTTTAATTTGTTTATCAGTTGGTTTACATTTATTATAAGCATCTGTTAGTTTACCCATTTATATTATTAATTTTATATATTTTATGAATAATCCGCGTTTTACACCTTTGAATATTTAAAACACCGATTATGTTAGTTTTCATTTTCATTTTCATTTTTATTTTCATTTTCATGTTTATTTTCATTTACATTTTCATTTTCATTTTCATTTTCATGTTTATTTTCATTTTCATGTTTATTTTCATTTTCATGTTTATTTTCATTTTCATTTACATTTTTATGTTTATTTTCATTTTCATGTTTATTTTCATTTTCATGTTTATTTACATTTACATTTTCATTTTTATTTTTATTTAATTCTTCAATTTTAGTTGTTTTTACACTAACCCTCTTAATATTTTGGAGTTGTAAAGTGTGTAAACAAATATAAGGTAAAACAGCAAGATTATTCATATATGTTCTATAATTAAAAAATGAAATACTTGTATTTTCATTAAATTTAATACTATACCACCAATAAGCCGGAATATATAATGTTTTTCCAGGTAAAAGAGTAAACTCGAGGCATTTTATTTTATTAAAATTCGCAACATAGTTCGATTGAGGGGTCCAAGGATTAACAGGTGATCTAAATTCAAAATTTTCATAATCATAAATTGGATACAAATATTTAGAACTATGTGGTGGTGCTAATTTAATTTGCGCACTTCCTTGTGTCAATAAAAGATAATTTCGATAGTTAATTTCGTACCTAAATGGAGTGCATGTTTGGCTGCTACCCATTAATATGTCATAATTACAATTAGACACCATATATGGTCTAAGGAATTCATCATTACTTTTCATATTTTTTAATATGCTTGTTTCTTGTAAAAAGTCCGCATTATTTTCGGAAAAATAAGAGGATGTTTTATCTTCATCAAAAAGTTTAATAGCCGCATGTGTTGGTAAGGGGATATAAAGTTCAGTGTTATTATCATTCTCCTTAATATTTCTTATTTTAACTTCAAATGCGTAATAATTAGTTGCGACATAGTTGCGATTTGATGTATCGATAATTTGTTGACAATCAAAATCGAATAAAACTGGTTGTCTTAAGTCGCATATTTCTTCTAATTTATCTTTCGATGGTTGGTCAACTTCATACATTTCTAAATCTTCGCTTGTTTTTAAATGAAATTGTATATGAAGATATGAAAATAAAACTAAACAAAATATTAAAAACCCTATTATTATTTTCATCTTAATTAAAAATGATAATAATATTTATTAACTATAACGAAGAGAAAAGGTTATAATTTTGGTGCAATATAAAACATCAACGAACTTTTGTCTCCAAGATTATAATTAATTTTCATAGGAGAGTCGTTGCTTAAATAAAAATCTATATCACTCGATAATTTATTTGTACACATTTTGCTTATATATACTAGCCCATAAGTTAAGGCGACTACTTCATCTTCAACAAAAGCATAACTTGATAAGTCATCGACTGGTATATTGACACGCATTTCTCCTGAATCCCCATTCGTTTTAAAATCAACACAATGTTGGGAGCATTTAATATTTAAATCGTCGCCAAAATTACTTAATTGTGACAGCATATCCGTTGTTTTTTTAGAAGGAATTGAAAATTCAGCATCATATTCGGTTGAAGGTATAGCCAGTTGGTCATATTCATAATCAATTAAGGGAAGTTTAAAATATTTATTATAATCGTTTTTTTTTGATACGAGCGATGTGCTCTTAAGTTCAATTGTTAATGTCTCTATTGTATCACATTCTAAATAAAATACTAAACTTTGTTCTTCACTTTTAGTACTTATAATCGAATAAAAAATGTTTGTATCAAAACATAACTCATATTTTTGATCCACATTATAATAATCAAACCATTCAAAATGTATATTTAAATCAAAAAGACATACATGTGATTTATCCATACCTTGAATATGAAACACCTTTTTATCAACATTCAACTTGAGTTGAGAGGATGAACTTTTAAGAAGTTGGAAAATAGAAATAAAGAGCTCTTTTTTATTTTTATTATTAATTATAAATTCCATCTTTTTATTGCTATTATTGTCATTATTATTAATATCCATATTAAATAATGTAATTGTAACGATATCTTTAATACGTTTTACATTTTGAATGAAAGTGTTTATTTTATATGTATTTTAAGTATTGGATACTTCTTGTTTGATCATATTTTTTAATTCAGCAGACATAATAACATTATTATCAGCATCAGCATCAGCATCAGCATCAACATCAATGTCATTTATGTTTGTATCTGGTTGATTTACCTGTTCTTCGATAGCTGGAAGTCTTTTTTCCAAATCAGACAAGGCAATCTCATAATCAGTAAAATTTTGAGTAGTTTCTTGTGCAAACATATCATATTTAATCATAAATGATTTAAGAAGGTCTTTTGTCTCGATTAATTCTCTATTAAATCTGAATACTTGTTCAGTATTTTTTGCGAGTTCAATAGTATGTTTTGAAACAACGTCTCCCATTCTTTTAAATTGTTCGTTTAACTCTTTCGTATCTTCTGGTCCAGTTACTGAGCCATTCTTTTCGAGAGAATCAAGACGATTAATTATAGAAGTTAAAACTGAACTATCAATTATTTTATGATTATTCGGAACATCATTATTACCTCCTCTGTATTGATTTGTTTCTTCTTCATGTTCATGATCCGTTTCAATAACCCATTGTTCAACTCGTCCAAGTCTTAAAGTAATAAGCCCTATAGCATCCGAGACACTAAGTTTTTGAAATGGTAAATTATTTGATGTTGCAGGTGGTTGATTTGCTCTTGCGACCCTTACATTATTTGGAGGTGGTGGCATATTATAACTCATATGTGGTGGCATTTGTTGAGCGAAAGCGGCTTGCGACCCAATTGAAGTAATAGGTCTATTTCCGCTAACAGGAGGGGCGTTTTCTCCAGACCTTCTAGATCTAGCAGCGGCAAGTGAACGTGAGCTCATAATATAAATTATTACACAATTTGTTTCTAAATAACTTACGCACAAATTATAATTTATTTTCGTTCACATAAACAGTTTTTACATTTATTTATTATAAAATTATAACATTTAGTGCAACGATATTCGGTACATTCTTTACAATAATGTGGTCCAAATTTATTACAATTATTTCCATTTTTGTTACATCCTAAACAACATTGACATTTACAAGGGCGTTTAATAATAGGGTCAACAATGTTATTATCCCATTTAATATGTATATTTTTCATATTTTTCATAATTTTCATATTTTTCATATTTTTCATAATTTTCATGAATATATTTATATAATTATATATTATTAAGCTGTTAAATTACTATTATATAAAATTAATACAAATATATAAAGACGAATATATAAAGACAAGATGGGATAATATATAATTTATGGCAAGATTTCTAAAATTACCTGGCAAAATAATAAATACAAATTATATTCATTTTATTGACATCAACAAAAATATGTATAAAATACATTTATTATCTCATGCGTCAGGTGGATTTGCATTATTTGGAACAGGGTTTACAGGTTCAGTAAGTGAATGTATCATTGTTGATAAAGAAAGCAGTGAAGAATCCTATAAAATTGTTACTCGATGGATTCAAATTATGGATGGTAAATGGTGGATGAGGTGAAGAAAATGGAATAATAAAAATAAAATTTTGAAATATTTTTATTATTTAGGCAACCATTGAAACTTTGATTGCGGCATGGTGTTTATAATTATGAATGTCAAAATCGTCAACTTGATAATCATTAATATTCTCTCTAACTTGTTTAATAGAGACTGTTGGGAATGGATATGGTTCTCTTAAAATCTGTAATTTACACGCATCTAATGCATTTTCATATATATGACAATTTCCAATAAAATAAACAAATTCATATGCCTCCAAACCGCAATGTTTTGCTAATAAGTGTGTTAGAAAACTATAGGACGCAATATTTATTGGTTGACCTAAAAATTCATCTGCACTACGTTGATACATAGCACACGATAATTTATTGCCATCATGAACATTAAACTGACATAAAATATGACAAGGAGGTAAAGCCATTTGGTCTATTTGCGCTGGGTTCCAAGAAGTCATAACAAGACGGCGACTGGTACGTTTTACAGGGTCTTTTAATGCGTCAATAATTTCTTGAAGTTGGTCGATTCCTTTAAATGATTTTGCCTCTTTATAAATGTCTCGAGAATCGTGCGGCAATTGTAACATTCTTTTTCCAGTAAAACAATTATAATTCGCATTAAAATATCTCCATTGATAACCATATCCTGGACCAATTAAATCTTCCCTTGTTAGTGTAAGACCCCTATTATCTAAAAATTCTCTGGAAGAATTCGCATCCCAAATATGTATTCCTTGTTCTCTCAATAACTTGTTATCTGTTTCGCCGCGAATAAACCATAACAATTCGGTTAAACAAGTTTTCCAAGCAGTTTTTTTAGTTGTTAAAATAGGAATTTTACCGTCTTTTAGGGAGAAGCGCATAGAGTTACCAAAAATGCTTTTAGTTTTTCCATTTCTACCCTCTTCCCAAGTACCGTTTTCAATAATATTTTCAATAAGATTTAAATATTGGTATTCTTCGTGGGGTATTCTCTCCAAGTTAGTCTTTATATTATCGGATAATTTAGTTGTTTTGATATTTGGTTGATTTGGTTGATTTGGCTGAATGGCATATTCTTCTGTTAAATGTTCCATTTATTGTATTTAGAATTATGTTTTTAAATTAATTACCTAATAATATAAATTATTAATTTCTAATTATACCCTATAGAGGATATGGACAATTCAGATGAATCAAAAAGTTTCTTTAAGCATGTTTTTAATTTTGACGATGACTCAAAGGCTGAAATATTAAATATATTGCAATACTCAAGTATAGCATTAATTCCAATTGTAATTTTAAACAAAACAATGCAGAAATATGTTCCAGAAGCGGAAGACAATAAAAGTAGTTTGGAAGTTACTGCAGAAGTATTAGTTCAAGTTATTGTCATGTTTATGGGATTACTTATTATACATAGAATTATAACATATATTCCGACATATAGTGGTGCGAAATATCCGGATTTTCACATTATTTATATTATTTTAGCAATTTTAATGATTACAATGAGTTTACAAACAAAACTTGGAGAGAAGGTATCTATTTTAGTAGACCGTATTATGGAATTATGGAATGGTAAATCAGATAACAAAAATAAAAAAACTAAAAATAATGGTGTCAAAGTTTCTCAACCAATTTCTGGACAAATGTCTCAAGTTCAAAGTCAAAGTCAAAGCTACACAGATGGAACGGCTATTAGTTCATTGCCAACATACGACACTGCACAAAACCAAAATTCACAACAATTACCGAATTATGATGCGATGTATAAACAAGATACAACCCCTTTAGTTGGGGCGTCTAGTCCTGGAATGACTGAAGGAATGATGCCGTTAGAGCCAGCTGCGGCGAATTCTGTTTTAGGTGGGGGAGCATTTGGCTCCTGGTAAAAATATATTAATTAAATATTTAAAGGTGATATAAATATTTAAAGGTGATATAAATATTTAAAGGTGATATAAATATTTAAAGGTATAAATATTAAATAAATATATAATTTAAATATTTAATACAATGGATGTAAACAAATTATTAAAAGCTTTGGATGATAATTCAAACGAAACCTTATTAAACTTTACAACAAATAAAATTATAGAAATGAATTTAAAAATATTAGAGGAATTGCAATTACCAAAAAAAAGTTTGATTGATATAATTAATAAATTAAAGCAGTACAAATATGTTGATGAAATGAACGAGTTAAAATATGGAACATATATAAGGTGGATTCCAATTGAAGACCCAACAAATATTTATTTAACAAAAGGCGCATTGTTTTGTGAGATGAAAATTACTGATGATGGTGTATTTTGTGTTTGTAAAAACTTTGGGGTTTATTCCCATCATTTTCAAATTTCAATGGACAAAAATTTAATATTTCAAAAACTAACAGAACAGGAATTAATTTTATTATCTGCTTTAGACCATTTGTCTAAATAATAGATATTTTACTTATTTTTATTTTCTTTTTTCATTTTCTTCCCCTCATTTTCCTCTTTCTTTTTGTTCCTCCTTTATCTGAAAAAATTTTCAAGTCTTCCCTTTCAAAGGGGTCTTTATTTAATGGGTCTTCCCATATCATTTTATTCCTTTCAATATTTTGTTTAGCTTCAGGCGTTGGTCCTGCGAATGTTTGTTCGACTTCATCTGGTGTTGCCGTGTTTGTCCGGAATTGTTCGTCATATTTTTTAAATCTTTCCGGATCTGGAGGAATAGGATAAGGTGTAATATCTGCCATATTAGGTCCCATCTCTTCATCGCTACCACCTTTCCTTTTTTTTGTTTTACAATTTTTGCAATCTTTAAATAATCGTGGTATAAATATACCTTTCTTAATAAAATATACCTCCTTTTTATGTAAGGGTTTTTTAATAGTATATAATTTTTTTCCTTTATGATATTTTGTAATACTTTTATATCCTTTTTCCTTCTTAATGCTTACTTTGCGTATTATTTTGCCACCTTGTTGATTTTTAGTTTCTGTGTTTTCATAATTAAAATTCGACATAAATTATATATATATATATTTATAATATAAATTTATAAATATAATAAATTGAGGTAATTTTATATTTTCCTTGTTTTATTTTTTTTAAGCGCAATTGTTTGTTTTTTTTTACAAGTAAATTTTCCGCGTATAAACCCCTTACTATTAATGATAGTTTTAGTGCAAATGCCGATTGCGCGAGCTTCTTTTTTTTTATCGAATTTTTTAATACATTTACACAATTTAGTAGCTATAATTTTGTTTGACTGCATTTTAAGCAAACGCATGGATTTAGGTATTGGTTTATTATAAAACTCTAAAATATGTTTATAATCATTATTAGTAAGTTGAGACATAGCTATATAATTAACAAATAAAATAATTCAAATTATAATACCAAAATAAATAAAGTAAAAAAGACAAATATAAATACAAATATAAATTTTCTCTACATAATATAGCGATGAAGGTTGTAGTGTTTGATTTAGATGAAACGCTAGGTTATTTTACTGAATATGGAATATTTTGGGATAGCTTAGCAAAATATGTAAAAGTAAAAAATAAAAACATGTTAACTCAACATGATTTTGATTTGACCTTGGATTTATTTCCAGAATTTTTAAGACCAAACATAATAAATATTTTAACATACTTAAAGAAAAAAAAAACATCTAATTGTTGTCATAAAATGATGATATATACAAACAATAATGGTCCGCAAGAGTGGGCAAGACATATTGTAAGTTATTTTGAAGCGAAACTTCAATTTAAATTAATAGACCAAATAGTAGCTGCGTTTAAAATAAATAATAAACATGTTGAAATATGTAGAACAACTCATCATAAAACTCATGATGATTTAATAAAATGCACAAAAATACCAATGGATACAGAAATATGTTTTATTGATGATAGTTTTTATCCAGAAATGAGTCACGATAACATTTATTATATAAATATAAAACCTTATTATAATGATTTGAGGTTCGAATATATGATTGAAACCTTTAAAAATTCGAGTATTGGAAAAAAAATAATTGGTAAAGACAAGGATAACGATAATGAGTTTGAAAATATAATGATGGAAAATATTAAATTATTTAATTATGTTGTTGTTGAAAAAAACGAAAAAGAACATGAAGTTGATAAAATTCTTGGAAAACACATTATTTCACATTTACACTCATTTTTCAATCATTCCATAAAAAATAAAACAATCAAAAATAGAGGAAGTAAAAGAAACAAAACATTTAAAAATCACAACAACTAATATAATTATATTTATTAATTATATGGATAAACACCAATTACATAATTGGCAAGAAAAAATATTTAATGTTTTTATAAATATATCATATATATTAATTATTTTATCTTCGCTTGGCTTATCCGAAACAGCACCCAAGTATTTAAATAATTTAGATTATTATATTAGAATTTATATTTGTTTATTTTTAATTTGGAGATTTAATCCTTTAAAAACTTCCGTTGAATTTACAGAGTTAGACAGGAAAATAGCATTTAGTGCTGGATTGTTTATATTAACCACAACAGCATTGAACCATTATTTGACTTTTATTAAACAAAAAATAAGTAGTTTAATAAACAAATGAAATGTAAAAGTGAATTTTTATAAATAAAATAAAATAAAATAAAATAAAAACCTATCTTTACAAATGCTTAACCATATATTTCAAGAGTTCTAGCACTTGGATCGGTTGCGTTTGTATATTTTGGCATCCAAAAATAAGGTAAAATGTGTAAACAATTAGCAAAATGTTTATTAAAAATCTCCTTGTAATATTGCTTTTCAAGTTCAATGCTTGGAACATCGGCTTTATAGTGGGTCGCAATAAATTCTTGTAATATTGTAAATAATGACCTTCCTTGAGAACTAACCCCATCACTAAATGCTTCCTTTTTTCTCCAAAGAATTTCATTAGGTAATAGTTGTTTATCCTCGTAATTATTAAAATATGTTCGCGTAAAGCTGTTTCGCAATACATATTTTTCAGGTTGGTTAAAATTAATGTGATTTCTTAAATAAGAAGGAATTGATAAAACAGCATTTACAAAACTTCTGTCTAAAAATGGTGTTCTTGGCTCTAACCCATTTGATGAAATAGATTTATCAGAGCGCAACACATCAAATAAATGAATATCTTTCAATAATCGCCTGGTTTCTTTATCAAACTCGACATCATTTGGGCATTTATTCATATATAAATACCCCCCAAACAATTCATCTGAACCATCCCCATTAAAAATGACCTTTGCTTCAGAATTCACCGCAATATATTTGCCAAGTAAATAATTACCAATACTTGCTCTAACTGTTGTAGTATCATAACTTTCAATCGCATAAATAACTTCAGGAATGGCGTTAAACATCTCATGTTCAGTAACGATAATTTCAGTATGATTTGAACCAATATAATCAGCAACAATTTTAGCATATTTAATATCATCTGAGTTGGCAAGACCAATGCTATAGGTTTCAATTTGTTTTCCTTTTTCTCTAAAATAATTACTAACCAGTGCTGCTATTAAACTGCTATCAAGACCACCACTTAATAAGCAGGCAACTGGTCTTTCCGTTGTATCACATCTTTTAATAACTGCGTCATTTAACCCTTTTGAAATGCTTGTAAACAATTCATCATTATGTTCACATATTAATTTTGTAAATGGAAATGTTGCTATAAAATAAGGCTTATTATGAACAATTTGTTCCCATTTGGATTGGACCTTGCTTCCATATTGAAAAATCGAATAAGTTCCAGGTTCAAATTGCCTAATGTGATAATGACGCGAATTCAAATTATAAAAATGTTCTAAACATTTTAATTCTGACGCAAACCCATATAAATCATGAAACCCACCATCATTATAAAGTTTATATAAGGGTCTTACACCAAGTGGGTCACGTGCTACATAAACATTATTAGTTAAAGCGTCATTTATTCTATTATCATATAATACAAACGAATACACACCATCTAACATTACCAATGTTTGGTCGATTCCATACTGCAGATATAAATGAATAATAACTTCACAATCAGAGTCGGAAATTGGTGTGACATTTAAATATTTATACAATTGTTTATAATTATAAATCTCTCCATTACAAATTAATACAATATCATTATATACGATTGGTTGATTCGATTCAGGATTTAGACCATTAATAGCAAGTCTATGAAACCCAAGAACCATTTGTAAATATTGATATTCTAATTTAGAATATTCAGGTCCTCTTTTTTGTCCTTTCATAAATTGTTCTTTAATGACAGATTGGTCCAACATTTTATTATTATTATTATTGTTATAATTAAGCAAAGCAAAAATACCACACATAGTAATATATTAATACATCATTTACTCTTTAAACTTTTTAAGAATATATTATTTCAATAATAATATTGAAATAATAATATAAAATAATAATATTGAAATATATCAAATGGAAAATAACAATCAAATGGGAGATAACAATCAAATGGGAGATAACAATCAAATGGGAGATAACAATCAAATGGGAGATAACAATCAAATGGGAGATAACTATCAAATGGAAAATAACTATCAAATGGAAAATAACTATCAAATGGAAAATAACTATCAAAAAGGAGAATGTGTTTCAAATATTCATAAACAAACAAACAATCGTATATATGATAGAAACATTCCATCACAAACATTGCAACCATACATTGATGTACGTCCTGTCATGACAAAATATTCTTATTTACCAATAGTTGACCCAAGAAAATCAATAAGCGTACCACTTATTCAAAGACCAATCTATAATGTCCATCAAACATTTAATCCAGGAAATTCACAAGCACCTTGGTCAGGGTTTGCTTCAAATATTAACAAAGAGTCAGAATTAAGAAATCAAGTTTATGCATTGCAAAAATGTAATCAATCTGTTTATGTCCCTACTTCAAAGAGTGATTTATATACATATAACTTTCAAACAAAAACACAACCAACTCCTCATGAATTATTATTTAGGAACGAATCCTTCGAAATCTTTAATCCAAATCCAGCACCAGGATTATGTGGCTCAGGGATTTTTAACAATAGTACAAGATGTCAAATAAAAGATATGACAAAACAAAAATGTTAATATTATCTAAATACAATTTAAAGATAAACAAAATATATAAACATAAAATGAAAATAATGTATTCATTAGCATTTACGAATTTATTATTATTAAAAAGCATAAAATCATTTATAACGATGAAAAGTAAACATACAAAAACTTTGTTTAATATTCCTCCTGCTAAAAGTGTTTATGCTCCAAAAACGCCAAATCAAATACTATATCATGATATTTTAAATAAAGACACAGACTATTTATTGTCGGTTGTAGGACCAGCAGGAACAGGCAAAACATTATTAGCCTGTGTAAAAGGAATTGAACAATTAAAAGAAAATAAAATAGATAAAATAATAATTACAAGACCTGTTGTATCAGTTGAAGAAGAAAACATTGGATTTTTACCTGGAAGTCTCGAGAAAAAAATGGACCCTTGGGTAAGACCAATATATGACGTTTTTTTGGATTTTTATTCAAAAAAAGAGTTGAGAGATTTAATTGTAAATAATAAAATAGAAATTTCCCCTTTAGGATTTATGCGTGGAAGAACATTTAAAGATTCTTTTATAATTGCCGATGAAATGCAGAATAGCACTCCAAATCAAATGTTAATGTTATTGACGCGCATGGGCATAAATAGTAAAATTGTAATAACAGGAGATTTACATCAAAGCGATTTAGGAAATAATAATGGTTTGCGAGATCTAATGTATAAATTAGAAAATAACCAAAACAATGATAATAATAATTTTTATTTAGTAAAATTGGACGAAACGGATGTTCAACGTAGTAATATTGTGACACAAGTATTAAATTTATATAAAAAAAAAGATGAAAACGTGATTCCATTAAACGTAAGTCCATTAAACAAAAGTATAAAAAGAAATGATGATTGTGCTCTCATTCCAATAGACCATATGTATAAAACAACTCATTTAGGTAAATAACGCCCTTTTCACAATACAAACACAATGCGTATTTTAGATAATTCTTTTTTTTATTAAAAAAAGAATATCACTAATATCTATGAAGACAAAAAGAAAAACTCGTAATAAAAAAAATGACATAAAATATGGTTCTGGAAAGACAAAGAGTAGAAAAAATCTTAATAAAACTATTAATTGCAGTCCAAAACCAAAAAGAGAATTAAATGATTTTACTTGTTATACGAATAAAGACCTAATTTATTTGAGAGACCATTGGAACGCAAGACATCCTGATGTTAAAATTCATTCGAATTCACCAAAAGAAATACATAAACAACTTAGCGAACATCTTAAGGATGTTTGTAATAATGAAGCTTGTTGGTTAAAACAAAAAACTATATTCGGTCAAATCGAAAGTGAATTGACCGATTCATTCGCTCCAGAATCGCCTCCTGAATGGAATAAAAACCCAAACGAATGGTTGTCAAGTACTGATATTATTAAAGTTATGAAACAATATGAAAAGGCATACAAGTGTTTTGATTTTATTGGTCCAACGCCGATTAATTTTAATACAAGAAAATTATATGGAGAATGTGTTTGGGAAGAATTATGTAATTTTAATCTTGAAAAGTTTGTAAAAAATAAAATAACAAAAATTGGTATAATTTTTAATACAGATCCGGATTATAAACCAGGTCAACATTGGATTTCCATGTTTATTAATATTAAAAAGGGGAAAATCTTTTTCTTTGATAGTACTGGCGACTCCCCCCCAAAAGAAGTGAAAGATTTAATAAAAAAAATAATAGTTCAAGGCAGTAAATTAGTTAAACCTATTCATTTCAAAGTCGACAGCAATAAAGGAGTAGAACACCAATATGGAAATACTGAATGTGGAATATATTCTATATTCTTTATAGTCCATATGTTGGAAGATAAGTTAACAGAACATTATTTAAAAACTCATATACTTAAAGACAAATTTATAGAACAATTTAGACACATTTATTTTAATAATTCACTATAATAAAAAAAATTGAAATGAAAAATGTGGTAATAAAGGTCTTAAAAACAATTATGACAAGACCAAATAATGAAGAACAACCAACTAGAGTTGCTGGACCAAATGACGATAGATTAAACAGAGGTGCAGAAGATATTGTAAGGGATTTTTATAATAATAATATATTTTATAATAATAATAATATTATACCCCGTGTTCCGTTGCTAGGTCGTGGTGTGCGTATAGACTTTAGAATTAATCAACAAAATGCATATAATCAACAAAATATAAATAATCAACAATAAAATATGTATATATTTATTTGTAATGCACATACGTACAACAAAATATATACTAAATTAAATTCATGATTAATAATTAATAATTTCTTTATAATTTTCCCATCTTTTAACAAATATTTTTTTTATTGTAAAATGGTAAATAAAATAACAAATAAAATGCATAATAAAACATTATAGAATTTATAAACCAACACCACATTGAACCCATTGTATTGTCATTTTCGTAATTATAATATGATATACAAAATAAAATTAACCCTATTCCAAACCCAACCCATTTTTTTTCATAAATCAACCCAAATAAAAGAAAAAATAGCCATATTATTAAAATCAATGGGGTAAATTCAAAAAATTTCCATCTTAAATGACCGCTTTCACTTACTACAGAATGAACATTTTTAGTAAAATATTTATAAATAGAAAAAGGTATCGAGATTGATAAATATATTATTAATAATATATTTCTAATTTGTATATTTGATATAATCATAATACTAAAAATAGGTTGGAATAATATCAACAATGTTGCCATAATAGAAAAAACATGATTATAAAATTTATTATTTATATTTTTCCAAATAAAAAATTCTATTAACTGCATAAAGATAAAAGATGATAAAAATAAATAAATCCATATATTATTTAATTCTTGTATTTTATATTGAGTAAATGAATTATTGTATATAATAAGTAATAAAATAAATATACTGAATAAAAACGTATTTAATGAAACTGACGCGTTCCAACACATATTATTATATATAATTATATTTTTATTAAATTTAATTATATGTTAAATTTCCCCATATAATTTTTTGCTCTTTGTTTTACTATTTCTGCATTATTATCGTAATATTTTTATGACGATGATTACTTGTATATCAATAATTATACGCGTTTATTTAAAACAATTTGTTGATAATAGTCAGGACAAATTGACAAGTTAAAAATAACATTATTTAACTCATGTGAATATTCGACAGAGGAACGAGCATCATAATTTGAAATATTTATAAAGTGAATATGTAGATGATAAGTTGATGGTTCATAATGAAAAAACATTTTAATAAAACATTCTTCAATATTATATAGTTTGTTGATAATGTCAATAGTAACTCTTTTCATATGTTGAAGTAAAGGTAGATGAGTGGATGTTAATGACCGAATAGAACGGAGAGAAATATCAACTGGTAAACAAAGTAAATGTAATTTATCCATATTTTTTTTATCCCAAGTATAAGTCGGTAAAACAATACATAATTTATCACGATGTAGAATAGATTCTTGTTCGGATATTCTATTAATAATGTTATAAATCCATCTGTCTTTTTCAATATTATATCTTGAGAGATATTTTAAATAATCTTGATAAGTTTCTCTAATAATTTTCTTTTCAAACCGTCGCATTTGGTTAAGGTCATTACAAATAATTATTTCACCTTCAACTTCTGCAACCGCGCTATATTTTTCGTAAATATCATTTTTAAGTAATAATTTGTTTTTTGTAATACTATCCAACTTGTGTAATTTAGAAGGTATAAATTTATAGTTAACGTTATCAATACAAACTTGCATTATAATGGGGTACATATAATACAGCATATATGTTTAAATTCATTCGCAATAATATATCTTATTGCGTTTTGGTTATAAAAGCAATATATCAATAATTTAATATCATTTTATATTAATGAAATTAAATATACCCATATTAACTTTTATTACCTTATTAGCAATATATCATTATTTTATCCATAATGGTTTAGAAAAAACATTTTCTCAAACGTATTTTAAAGATTATTTGTATGATATCAAGAGACCTTTTCAATCGTGTAATAAAAATAATTTTTCGCGTTTAAGTTGTATTGGCATGCCATCAGGTCATGCCGAAGTAACATCTGTTATTTGTTTTTTGCTTTATTTTTATAAGATGTTGTCTTTATGGGGTTGTTTATTGTTTATTTTTATGGTTTCTATTCAAAGAATTATAACACATATGCATACCCCTGTTCAAGTTATAATGGGTGCTTTATTGGGATTATGTTATGCTTTGATTTATAAGCATTTTTCAGGGTTTTTTGGATTTTTAATTGTATTTTTGATTGGATTGACATTCGCTTTATTATCGATACATAAAATAGACCAACAGGTATATGGAATAATGCCAAACTGGGTTAATGAGACAATGTATGACAATATTAAAAAGAAACAAAATTCGCCGTTATATATAAAAATAGGTTCATTATATGCGAATTCATTTGTTCAAAACATAACTTTTATGAAGTGGAATGAATTAGAGAGTCATTTGGATAAAATGGTTGAGAGAATAAAAGAAACTGGTATAAAATATCATGCGGTTGTTGGAATAAAAACTGGAGGTGCTATAATTTCCGATTATATTTCTCTCAAATTAGGATTGCCCAATTATAAGATTAAATTAACAAAGGAAGAATATAATTGTAACAAGAATGCGGTTAATTCAATAAATGATATAATTAAAAAAAATATTTTACGTAAACAAAGCAAATTTACGATTTGTGAAGGAATAGACGATAATTTGTCCGGAAAAAATGTTATTCTAGTGGATGAATTAGTTTCAACTGGAAAAACAATGGAAGAATCATACAACTATCTTAAAGAAGAAAAATATGTTAATATAATTTATCCAACTTGTATAGCATTATTTAAGTATAAATATAATGGTTTATTAAAGATAAATAATATTGTAAATGGAGGGGTTTTAATTTGGCCTTGGGGATATGATAATTAACCAAAGGATACAATAATTAACCAAAGGATACAATAATTAACCAAAGGATACAATAATTAACCAAAGGATACAATAATTAGCCAAAAAGAATGCTTGTGTTAAATAATTCATTCAAGACTTCATCAATTAATGTTATAAAATCCTCTTTACAAAGCGTTAATGTTACTCCGTGTGACATTGCCAATATTAACTGAAACTTTATAAATCGGTCACTGGGTCTAATGCCTATAGTATGGAGTTCCTTTTTAGACAAATAATCCTTTAATTTAGATAAAAATTTATAAATTTGTATTTGATTTGCTTTTTTAGAAGCATTTAATGTTTCAGAAAGTATTTCTTCAACAATAGTTACAATATTATTGTAATTTTCATTAGATAGTGTTTGAATTATTCCAGGTGGGTCAATCACACCTGAATTTAATAATTTTATTGCCGAATCTCTCGCAGTTGTTTCAAACAAATTTGTTAAAATGTCAAATAATATTCCTTTAAAGTGTGTTTCAACCTCATAAATAATTCCAAAATCTATAACACCTATTTTATGTGGATATTTGATGTCATTGGGGTCTTTAATAAACAATATATTACCGCTATGTAAATCGCCGTGAACAGCCCCATGAATAATAGTAGTTACAATGCCAAATTTCACAACTATTTTTGCGAATTCTCTATAATCAATTTCCGCAATTTGACTAATTTTATTGCCTTCAATATAGTCCATTAAAATAATATCAGGATATTCTTGGGTAACTTCTTTATTTGCGGTTGGTATTTTGACATATTTTAAATTTTTACAATTATTTCTTATTTTTTCCATATTATTTATTTCTTCCAAAAAATTGGTTTGATGTCTAATTATTTCAATGTTTTTAATTACAAGCTCTGCTAATTGACATTTATTAATAATAGGAATAAATGATAAAATTCGTATAAAAAATAATAAACATCCTATAGCATCATCTAATTTCTGTTGAATATTTTTACGTTTCATTTTAATAATAACTGGGTTTTTTGTATTCTTTTCATATCCTTTAAAAACAAGTGATATCATACCTGAATTTATCGGAACCTCATATCCACTGGGTAAATCTATATTATATTTATTCGACATTTCAACTAATTGATATAAATCAAGGTCTGAACGACTCCAAGGGGCATTGTCTGTGAATTTTAAAAGCTTATTATTTATTTTATCGTCTATTAAGCTATTGTTTAAGGCAAATGCTTGGAATATTTTGACATATAAAATATTAATAGATGCAAGACGTATAGATAACCTATCTATAAACGAACAATAATCTTGAAATAAGCCATATAATAACATTTCACTTAAAAAAATAAACAACATATTTGATAAAAAAAATATAAATTTCATATTCTGTCTCATTATATATTATACTCGGACCTTTTCTATAAATTGTTTTATTCTTTTAAATATTTTATATAATATTAATCCAACTAATTTTTCAGCAACGGAAGGAACAACCATTGTATTATCAAACAAAATATTAACTGTAAATAAAATTTTATGTTGCGTAATAATATCACAATTACATATCATGCTTTGGATATGCATTAATTCAACATTCTCAGGCAGTCCTACTGGTGTTTCTGATTTGATAGTTTGTGATATAAATTTAACGTTATTCTCTCCAACAATTTTTGTTATATGTAAATAAGAAAACCGTTGTGGAAATCCAAGGTCCTCAAACAAATGTTTCATCAATGAGTAAAGAATAGCTTCATTTTCATTCATTATTTTCAAATCAACTTTTTCATAAATATCATTATTTAAATCATAAATTAATTTTACTAAATTAAAGTCAATAATTTTTGGCAGTACTATATTTGCATTTTCCATGGCAAAAGACAAACTATAATTATTTGTTTTATTCTTTACAAACACAAATCCTTCTTTTGAATATAAAATATCTGGTTCCGTCATTCGTTTACATATACAAATTAAATTATTTAAGTGTATTTAATTTAATTTACCACAGATGAGTAATTATCACACCAACAAATATACTAAACAATTGGGTAAATATAAATGTATAAATAGTCGTTTCAGTATTTGGATATTTAATTTTTCCAATATATAAGTCAAATATATAGTATAAATAACTATCATTATCAGATATAATAATTGTTTTTTCAAATAATTTTATCGTTAAATTTTTAACTTTATTATAAGACGTGCTACTTGATTTAACCTCAGGAATCTCTATGCCTAAAAATGAATAAGAATAGACATTTTTTCTAGAATAATTTAATGAAAAAGTATAACAATGATCATTTATATAATTAGTATTTTTAATGGTTGCTGTTCTAGATTTTTTAATTCCTAATAACCCCTCATGTTTTAACGTTTTAAATTTTATGATAGGAACTTCTTGAATTTGTATGTAATTAATAGCTTTTTCAATAGTTACATCATTTGTTACCCTTAATATCCAAGTTCCAAACATTAGCGGATTTACTATATTCGTATAAATTTTCATTTCTATTGATTCTATATTTATTTTATATTTATTTGTTGTAATTTTATAAAAGTAATCAATTTTAATTTTTATATAAAGCACTTGAATACATTTTCAACACTTTTTCTCTCTGTTCAGAATAATCGAGTATAGGTTTAGGATAGTTACTATTTTTATTATTTTCCCATTCTGTATCCCAATTAAGAATAATTTTATTGTCAACATTTCTTAATTCTGGTATCCAAGTTTTTATATATTCACAATTTGAATCATGTTCTTTTGTTTGCGTAAATGGGTTAAATATTCTCATATATTGTTGAGAATCCGCACCACCTCCCATTACCCACAATGTGTTGCCGTTGTTTGATGCTGGGTCATAATCAGTTAATTTTGTTGCAAAATATTTTTCGCCCAAACGATAATCGATACACATCGTTTTAATTAAAAAAGACATTGTAACCAATCTCGCTCTATTAACCATATATCCAGTGGCATTTAATTGTCTCATGCCTGCGTCAATAATAGGAAATCCTGTTTCTCCGTTTTTCCAAGCATTATACCAGCGTTCATTATATTTCCATTTTATTTTGTCGTATTTTGGTTTTAACGCATGACCTAATACATGTGGATAATTATATAAAACTTGTGCATAAAAATCACGCCAATATAATTGTCTAATAAAGGAAGAATTTGATTTGAAAGCGTGGTATACTTCTCTTATAGAAACGCATCCAAATTTAATATAAGCAGATAATTGTGATGTTGGTTTTGATAATTCATTGCGCGTTTTTTCGTAATGCTTTATATTTTTTGATGCGATTCGCATTTGTTTTATTGCGTTCTCTCTACCTCCGTGAACTAAAATATCAGAATTTATTTTAGTAAATTTATGCATGGCTATATCTAATGATATAGCATTCGATACACGTGCATTATTATTTTTAAAAGAAAGTCGTCTTTTACTTGCCGGTTTTTCAATTTTTAATTTTTTGGCGGTTTCATAATAAGGCGTAAATTTTTGATATGGGTCGCCTGAACCATTAAGAACAGAACTAGAGTCACAAAGATAATAATCATTATAACAAGCAACAACAATTTTTATTTTCTGACACATTTTGATAATTTCATCATCCCTTTCTCTAGCATAAGGGGTTATGTCAACATTAAATGCTACAATATTAATGTCAAACGCATTGATACAATCCGAAATAACTTTATTGTTTTTTCCATAAAACACATGAAGACTCCCCCCTTGGGCTTTTATTTCAGCAGCCAAATTTATAAGTGATTCAATCATAAATTGAACGGCATTATCTGATTTATAGTTATTTCCAGAACCGACCTGTTCAGGAGTAAAAATAAAAATCGTGTAAATATTATTGCATAATGTAGATAGGAATTTCAATCCATTATTATCAACAATTCTTAAATCGCGTCTAAATATAAATAATCCATTTTCCATTTTTTTACTCATATATATCCACTTTTAAAAAAAGGTCTCGCAAAATAATGTAAAAATATGTTTATATTCTTAACACATATTATATCTCTTGTTCTTGTAAATTTATGACTCTTGTAAATTTATGACTCTTGTAAATTTATGACTCTTGTAAATTTATGACTCTTGTAAAGTTATGAAAGATTTGTTAATTGTTTAAGTCCAGCCCAAAAAATAGCGTTATTTTTATTTGCTTTTTCGGATTGTTGGGCATAATAAAAAGCCCTAGCGGAGGATTCATTGTTTTGGTCTTCAGTTTGATTAAATAAGGTTTGTAAAGATGCTTCTTTATCGAGAGGTGTAATGTCAATTTCATCTCTATGTCGCTTATATTCATTGACTGATTTAAATTTTTTCATTTTATGAAAGTCGTCTTCGGTAACAGGAATAACTGATTCAGAATAAGCCTGTCTTAAATCAGTATATCCACCTGTACCACAAAATAAAGAGCCTGATGAAAAATTGCTGTTATATTCCATCAAAGAAGACCCACCGATAGACGACGGCACAAATGTATCACCAACTCCTTTATATGGTGCTAATATTTGTATTCCTTTTTTAATTTTGTCAATTTCTTTTGAGATTGACGTTTTGCTAATATTTTGAGGGGTAAAAATAATATCCTCGTCTGACTTTAACCATTCATCATATCCATGTTCAATGGGGTCCTCTAATTTATGTTTTTCAAATTGTTCATTAAACCAATTATTAAAATTATCCGAATTTTTAAGGTCTTTTTTAATATTAAACATTTTATCCAAAATTTGCTTATTTTCTGAGTCATAATGTTCATTCGTATCAGTTGTTTTTTTAGTTGATTTGTTCTGAAATTCATAAATAGTAAAAAGTTTATGATATGCTTTTTTAAAGAAAATAAAATATTTATTTTCTAAACGAGATTTGTCTGGATGCGTTTTTAAAACTATTTTTTTAGCTTCTTTCATATTTTCTTCGCTCAAAATAGCCAAAGCCTTGAAACCGAACAATCCATACAATTCTTCTCTCGAATAATTTTCTATATTTAAATCAAGTTCTTCATATTGTTTTTGATTATAGGTTAAATCCACTCTATCCTGACTTTTTACATTTTTAAAAGGAACAACGCCTTCAAAAGGGTCGCATTTATAATCATTTCCATTATTTTTTATTTTAATGCCTGTTTTTGAACAAGATGTCATTGAAAAATTCGGTTTTTCGTTTCTTGATTTTATCATTAATAAGTAAAAGTATTATTATTTATATTAAATTACTTATAAATAATAAATGTTATCCAATCGCAATAGTTCCTAAAGGATTGCTTACAAAAGTATCATCTCCTTCTTTTTTTCAGATATCTAAATATCCAAACTTATGGTATTACTAGCGGATCTTTTTTTGCGACCACTGCGTTTGGGCATATTAACGTCCGATTGCAAATCCTTTAAATCATTTATACTTATAGTACTATTATCTCCATCTTGTGTTGGTTGTTGAATATTAATAGTTTTGGTTTTTAAGCCAGAGAGAATGTCAGTAATGTCACTGGGTCCTTTCATTTCAGGTCGACCCTGTTGTCTTTTTGTTGTCCTATCTTGAAAATCAGGTCTTTCTAGATTCTCTCGAAGATTAATGCCATCCTCAAAATTACTCTTTCCTAAATTTAGGTCAGGTCTTGAAAAATTATTATTTCCGGCTCGATGAAGGGGGGGCGGAACAGAGTTAGGTCCTTGTGTAGCCAATGGTGGCGGTGGTCCATTTGACCCAGGATTAACAATATTAGACATGAACCCTGAAAAGCCTGGATTTGTTTGCGCCATTGAATTTACTGCCGCATTTTGAAATGAACGCATTAAATCTGGATTTTGGCGCAATATATCATCCATACCTGGTACAGCCGATTTAAACATAGTATTTGTCATATGTACCATCATAGCGCTTCCACCTAATTGAAATAATAACTTTAATTCAGGTGCCATAGATGCCTTGCTCTTATATTTTTCGTGTAATTCTCCAAAAATATCATCATAATCAGCAACATTTTCTTGGATTTGTTCAGACCATCCATCTAATTTAACATCAAATGGATCAAATTTATTATTTAAAAATTCAATACCGTTGATAACAGCCATTAACATATTGCCTTGAAATTTGACGGAATTTTGTTTTGTTTTTTCTTCCATAATGGTTTCATACTCTCCCATCATTTCTTGGAGAGAAGAGTCCATAGAATATTTTTTTGATAACTCAACCCCCTTTTTTTCAAGAGCTTCAAGCTTTCTTAAATACTTGAATTTTTCTCTTAGCATATCATCTTTTGATAATCTTGGTTCTAGTGGAACTTGTTTATCTGGATTTAAAGGGATATTGTTAAATTTTCCATAACCATCCCAAGTTTTATTATCATTTTCGGTAGCTGAAGTAGCTCTTCCTAAGAGGTTATCATTAGATTGTTCGTCATTAAATGATACGGATGGTTTACTACTAAACAAATCAGACCTAGGCGTATATCCACTATTTGGCGGTTCGTCAACCAAATCATTCAGTTCATTTTCAAGTTTATTTAAATCTTCTAAATCAATATCACTTGTTGGTCTACTACTTTCTCTAGCTTTATCATTCATTAAAAGTTCTAAACCTCCCCCAAAATTAGATGAACGCCCAAATGTATCATCGTTCATGTCAAGTTCTGTAATTTCCATCAAATCAGACATATTTATTGATTAAATAGAACATTTAATTTTAAGTAGTACGAATTACAATTAATATATTTAATTAATGTATTCAATTAATATATTTCAATTAATATATTTAATTAATGCATTCAATTAAAAATTTAAAAAATTATACCATTCCAATTGTTACCATTCCAATTATTACCATTCCAATTGTTACCATTCCAATTATTACCATTTTTTATTATCAATAAACCACAATCCTTGCAAAAATGAATCAGATAAATCATCTTTCTTTTTATGTTCATTAAAATAAGTAATGTGTTCGTTAAATCTATCCTCTTTTGTTAAAAGTCCTAAACATTTTGAAATGCCTAATTTTTTCCTGTCACAATATTTCTTTTTATCTTTAATTTCACAATCTTTTAATTTATTTGAAGCTGAAACAAATTCAATATGGTCAACATTCAAAGTAGACATTATAAAGTATTGGACGAGCATTCCTTGTATTGTTTTCATTCTTATTGCAAGGGGTCCAATTTGATTTTCAATAACAACATAATCGATTTTACATTCATTCGCAAATATGTCATTAAATTTATTTCTGATATTTATAGCAATATCAAATAAATCGACTTTGTTTGCTTTTTTTGCTTGAATTGTTTCAAAATATGCATTTTGTATATATTCATAAATTAAATTTACTAAATCATTTTTTTTTATTTTTAGGTCATAGTTAATCTCATACTTATTAGCAATTTGGTGTAAAACTGATATCTTTTGTTTATTAATAAAGGAAGTTTTCTGTTCAGGTGAAGCTATTTTATATTTTTGTTTTTTTGAATGTTTTAAACAATAACATTCATCTTTTTTTTTAAACTTGGCTGGTTTATTACATACCTTGTTTTTTTCAATAAAACAACATGTTAATGTTTCGTGTTCAGACAAATTTATAATATCCCATTTTGAAACCTTGAAATGTTCCGCATTTGGTGATTTATCAAAAAGGCAATATGCTAAATTTTTTATACCAACATCAATTGATAATATTTTCATTATAATATTAACCTATTATTAATATTATATTGTTTTACAAGTATCTATTATTATTATTATATCTATTATTATATTATTTTTTGAAAGTTGAAGGATCAATCGACGGAGCAATTAACCTTGAATTTAATTGTTCTCTCGATAAATAAGGATTTTTTAAATCAGACTCGCAATACCCAAAACCTGGTTTACTCGTATCGAATATTCCTTTAAATGTATAAGGGACGTTATCTGATGGCGTTTTTTCACTATTAATATGAGGGTTTAATCCAAGTGTATAACAAGCCTCTTGAGTATTATAATTCATAATTTGCGCACCATTTGTTTGAAGAAATTTTCGATATCCCCAATTACTTTGAATACCTTCTTGACGCTGGATTCTTTCATTAACTACAGCCTCTGGCGACCACTGAGACCATAGACGCCCATCGTTCATTTTAGCCGGCGAATTAAAATATATATTATTACTTGCTGAATAACAATTACCCCATTCATAGTTTTTTGAATTACTTTTTTCGTAATTGGTTGCCCAAGACATTATATATTCTATATTGATAATAAAAAATTATTTAACTTACTTTATTTATTTTTCTACACATTATTCAACGCCTAATAATTTAAGTAATTCAAATTTCTTTAATTTTAATGCTTCAACATTATTTGTTAATCCTTTTTCAACAACAATGCTTCTAAGCTTTGTTAATTGCACTTTCTTATAATCAATATTTATTTCACTTTCGGCATTATTATCTTCGCCTAAATTAATTGAAATCGTTTTTAAATCAGTTGAAAATGGGATACTGGAGGATGGGATACTGGAGGATGGGATACTGGAGGATGGGATACTGGAGGATGGGATACTGGAGGATGGGATACTGGAGGATGAAATACTGGAGGGATTTACTAAAAGAAGTTCTTGTTTATCTTCTTCAATACAATTGAGGGTCAGCCCTTCTTCAGTTTCTTCGTTTGAACTCAAATTACTTGCTTCTTCATACAATAATTCAGCATTTTCATCTGGTTCATTTGACACTTGCAATTTTATAACTTTAATTTCATTGTCGACGCTTTCATCATCAGATTCAAAATCAATAATATTAATCAATCCAACATTGTCTTTGATTTTTATTTCATCATCATCATCATCATCATCATTGTCAGTGTCAATGTCATTGTCGTCGTCATCATTGTCCTCATCAGAAACATTGTCATCATCATCAGAAACATTGTCATCATCATCAGAAACATTGTCATCATCATCAGAAACTTCGTCATCAGAAACTTGAATTAATTCATTTGTCGACAATACTTGGTTGTTTTCTAAATTTTCTTTTAAAGTAATATTTGGTCCTCTTTCTCTTATTGCTAAATGATTTAAGCCTATTTTTACGCCATTTATATCTTCAGCTAAAGTTGAAACTAAACTTAACATGGAGGAAATTTTATGATTTTGGTCTCTCATTTTGCTTTCAAAATAAACAACAAGAAGCGCAACAACAAGTACTAATATTCCTAAAAACATTAAAAATGCTGGATTAAATAAATCTGCAAAGGATGCCATTTTATTACAAAAAGATTATATAAATTATTTTATTAACTAACGAATTACTTTTTATTATAAATTATTATCATAAATTATTATCATAAATTATTATCATAAATTATTATCATAAATTATTATCATAAATTATTATCATAAATTATTATCAAGCATTTCTTTTGGATAGTTCATTTGTTGAAGTACAATCATACCTCCTCTAATATCTGATATTCCTTTAACAAGAGTATATTTATAAATTAATTTTTTATTATCTTTTTCTGTGAGCATTTTATAATTCATAATTGTTTTATTTTTTTCGAGTTTTTTACAAACTTTTATAAAATGGGTTGTTAAAACACACGACACATTATTATATTTTGTTAAATACTTCATAAAAGATGTAGCGCTTTGTTCCGCTTCTTCAGGATTTGTTCCTGAATATAATTCATCAAACGCACACAAGTGTGTATCATTTTTATGGATTGTAATAGAGTCTAAAATTTCTTTACATCTTCTTGCTTCAGCTTGAAAAAGACTATCACGACCTGAAGTATCTGGAATGTTTAAATAACAATGAAGGTGATTAAATGGTTTAATCTTTGCTGACTCATAGAATCCACAACCAAATTGTTGAGAGAATAAAATGTTAATCAAGGTTGATTTAAGTATCGTAGTTTTACCTGAAGCATTTGGACCAGTTATGATCATATTTTTCTTTAATTGGATTGTATTTTTAATTGGATTGGAATTTTTTAATGTTGCATAATAACTATTTTTTAAAACGGACTTTTTCGGTTCATTAATAAATAATGTAAAATTTATTTTTCTCTCCATTATATTGTCCTGTAATCCTTTTAAACAATCCATATAAGAGTTAAATCCCAATGAATACATAATAGTGTCGTCATATATTTTATCAGTATGTAATTCATAAAAGCATTTGAACACATATCCAATTTCTTTGATTTTACTAAAATTAAACATATTATAATCACCAATTATTGCTATTTTGTTGTGCATGAGGTTTAGTGTTGCTAACTTATCCCTGACAATTGAATTAAATTCATGATGAGTATTTAGTTGGGTTGAATACTCTAAATAATTTTCCATTGAGTGAATTGTATGGTCGATATAAATTTTAATTTCATTAAAGTGGTTATGAATTGTTTTCATATTTTTATTAAATTTTACACAAACCATAAAATTTTGATAGATTGAAAATATGTAAAAGGCGGCTGAAATAAAAATATAAAATTTTTCTTGAGGGTTAATTTCAGCAAAATTTACGACAAACAATTTTCCAATTGCATTTTGATTTGCAACAATCTTTAATACCTCAATATATTCATGTATTGTTATTTGTAACCCTTTCATTTTTATAATAAAAAAAGGTATAATAAGAATTATTATCGGAACAAGTAGCGAAATAATTGGAGATAATAAATTATATACGCTCATATACTGAAGAAACCATTCGGAACGATTTAAAAACTCCAACATTTCCCATTCAATAAAATAATATCTTTCCTTAAATCCTGAGTCAATTTTTAGTTCGTTCCAAATGGTAATAATGTTTTTATAATTTTTGGAATAGTCAGTATATTTTACACCAAGTGGTTTATATTCTTTCAAAAGCGTTTGGTTGTCTTTTAAAAAATCAACATCTGTTGTATAAAACTTGCATAATTGTTGGTTTAGTTTTTTAGAAGCATCATTGTCGTTATCAAAACAAAAAGAATAAATAGAATTTGTTGATGGGTCAACTGTTTCAATTAATTCTAAATCTTTTATTATATTTTTATCTAATTCAACTTTGTCCTTATTATAATAAATTGGAATTTTAAAATAATCATTCATTTCGTTTATTTTTGTCTCTTTTGTTTCTTTTGTTTCTTTATCTTTTTTTGATTCTTTTGATTCTTTTGATTCTTTTGATTCTTTTGATTCTAAATTCATTATATTTTATAAAGAAATATAATGAATTATTTTTACGAATATTTATACGACTAAAAGTGGAAAAAGGGGAAATTATAAAGAGTCTGAGTCTGTGTCAATCGCTATTTTAGACAATTTATTTGCTAATGAACTACTTGTTCCATGTGGTTTACTTTTATTTCTATATGTTTTAAGTGGTTTACTTTTATTTTTATATGTTTTAAATTTACTTTTTCGTGTTTTTTTACTAGAAGAAAACAACGGCTTATCTACATATGTTTTACGTGATTTTTTGTTTTGAACGAACGTTTCATGTTGTCTACTGCGTTTTTTTTCATAGGTTGGTGTGACAGGTTTAACTATTGTTTTATGTGATTTTTTGGTTTGAACAAACGTTTCATGTTGTCTACTGCGTTTTTTTTCATAGGTTGGTGTGACAGGTTTAACTTTTGTTTTAAGATGTTCTTGGGTTTGTTTATATATTCTCTCATCATCTATAATTTTATTCAAAATTTCTTTATCATTTTCACCTAAATCTTTAACCGTAATTGGTTTATCATAATATTTTGATAATGTTTCTAAAAAAAAATCTTTTGTAAAAATCGACTGTTTTTTTGAATCTGTTGGTACGTCATATAATTCTTCTTTAATCGACATATAATATACATTAATATTTTATAAAACCAAAAATGCTTCCGTTAATTTGTTTTTTTATTCATTTGATAAATTAAATGACATTTGAAACGCATCATGCATTATTTTCAAATAAATAATAATACTATTTTATTACCAACCATTATTGATTTTAATTTAGTTAAAATATTTTTTTTGCTCCTCAACGTGGATTAAATATTACTTAAAAACCCTAAATCCAAAGGTAACTCGTTAATTTGCGTTGAATAATGTTGTTCAATTTGTTTCAACTGCATTACATCACGCCTAGTAATAAAATTAATGCCAACTCCCTTGCGCCCCCATCTACCAGAACGTCCAATTCTATGTAAATAATTATGCACACACTTGGCTAAATCAAAATTAATAACTATACTTACCTGTTGAATATCAATTCCTCGTGCCGTTACATTGGAAGATATTAATACTCTTGAAGTACCATTTCTAAAACCATTGAATGCTTTATCACGGTCAGATTTATCCATATTACTATGAATACGACAAACTGGAAATCCATCTTCACACATTGCCTCATATAAATCTTGGACACGCTTGATGCTATTGCAATAAATAATGGTATGAGACAATGTGATATTTGAAAAAATGCTTTTTAAAGTTGTATATTTTTGTCTATCATCATCAACCGCAATATAATACTGTGAAATGCCCTCCAACGTTAATTGTTCGCGTTTAACACAAATTCTAACAGGATTACGCATAATTTTATCGATAATATAATTAATATCATCAGGCATTGTTGCACTAAATAAACAAACCTGGACTTCAGAATTTAAAAACTGGAAAATATTATAAACTTGCTCTTTAAATCCAGATGACAACATTTCATCCGCTTCATCTAATATAATCAATTTAATACTTTTACTGCTAATTCTGTCTCTACGCATCATATCATGAACGCGCCCAGGACATCCACAAATAATATGTGGCACATTTCTACTTGAAAAACTGCTTCCTTCTTCAATTACTGACCCTCCAAAAAGAGTTTGAATTTTTAAACCATCCATAAAACTCCCCAAAGTAGAAACAACTTTAGCGGTTTGCGTTGAAAGTTCTCTTGTTGGAGACAAAATAAGAACTTGGGTTTTAATATCGGAAACATTTACATGCTGTAAAGCACCAATAGCAAATGTTGCCGTCTTACCTGTTCCTGATTGAGCTTGAGCAATTACATCTTTACCTTCCATAACAGGTTTAATCGCTCTTTGTTGAATTGGACTGGGTTTTTCAAATCCATAAGCGAAAATTCCGCGTAAAATCTTGGGGTCAATTTCTAACTCATCCCACGCGTTAATTACATTTTCAGTGGAATCAAACCCCAAATCCTTAAATACATCACTACTACTAACATCATTGTTATTTTCTGTTGTCATGTTGTACTATAATATGACAACATCTATTTAAGTTTATTTGTTAGTATTATTATTATTATTATTTGTTATTATTATTTGTTATTATTATTTGTTATTATTTGTTATTATTTGTTATTATTTGTTATTATTTGTTATTATTATTATTATTATATTATAAAAAATTGATATAAATGTAATAATATAAAGTATAATACATTAGCAAGATGACGACAACAACCGTGAGATATACTTTAGAACAGATTGAAGATATTGTTTTTAAAGGATTTGAATATAAACTCCCAGATAAAGTAATTGAAAAAATTTCTAATTTAGCAATGCAAGTTGGTTCTCCAGATTATGTAAAAACTCCTGTTTTTAAAAGGCGTGAAAACCCAATGAAAATTGAACCGACTAGTATAACTACAAATGCAAATGCAAATGCAAATACAAATGCAAAAGATTATGGTAAGAAAAGAAAAGGAAACAAAGGAATGGAAGTATTAAATGATGAGGATTGGGGTGAGTCGGTTAAACCCTTCCAAACAACCAAAATTGAATCCAAAACAGGAATTGATGCGGATTTTGATTTAATTCGAGCGTCTATTAACAAAATGACTGACAAAAATTACATTGATATGCGTAATAAAATAAATGAAGTTATTGAAAAATTAGTAGAAGAAAAGCGTGAACTTGGTGGAATTGGAGCAAATATATTTGAAATTGCTTCATCAAATAGATATTATTCGAAAATTTATGCTGAACTTTATGCTGATTTATCTTCAAAGTTTGAGTTTATTAAATGTGAATTTAAAGAAAATTTCAAGAAATTTACTGATTTATTTAACAACATTGAATATGTTGACCCAAATAAAAATTATGATAAATTTTGTGAAATTAATAAAATTAATGAACGCAGAAAGTCTTTGGCGACATTCTATATAAATTTAATGTATTGTGGAATTATTTCAAAGAGTGAAATAATCCAAATTACTAGAAACCTTTTGGAAACAATTAACGAATATATCTCATTGGAAAATAAAAAAAATGAAGTGGATGAACTAACAGAGATTGTTGCTATTTTATATAAGAAAGATTTATACGAAACAGATAATGCTTGTGAAAAAATTGATGGACTGGACATCAACGAAATTGTTGAAAAACTAGCTAATAGTAAAGTAAAAGATTACAAGAGCTTTACTAATAAGACATTATTTAAGTTTATGGATTTAATTGATATGTAAGGATTTAATTGATATGTAAGGATTTGTCTGTTATTTTGAATTTGATAATTTATATAATTCGTATTTTCCAGTATTTAGATCTTTAATAACAGTTGCGTTTGATATATTTCCTGTATCTAAATTGCGCACGGTTACAATTATTGGGGATGTTCGTTTTGTTTTTTTCTTTGAAAAATTCTGTTTAGATTGTTGTTGCAATCTATCGACATCTTTTACCAATACATCAATATCAATTAAAGATTTCTGTATTTTTTTAATGCTCTTATTAAGTCGTAGAGTTTTAGGACTATACCTTTTTTTTGAAGCGGACAATTTTGAAGCAGACAATTTTATAGAATTTGAAGAGGATTTATTATGGGGTGATTTATTACGCAATGTTTTACGTGTTTTTTTTTGAAAAAGTCCTTTTTTTATGTTTTTAAATGTTTTACCAATATTGTCCATTTATATATATAAATATTATTAAAATATTTATTTGTAAAGTTTGTCTAAATTTTACAAATAATAATCGCCATCAGCAAATATTATATTTTGTAATATCAATATAAAATATTCTAATAAATTATATAATGGTATTATCAAAATTAGATAGTAATATTAGTTATCCTGAATTAAAAAATGTTGATTCAGGAGATTTAAAAATGGA